ATGAAATTTATGGTTTATGCTCTACTAACCAGCTTATTTGCTTATAGTAATTTGGCTGTTGCTAATATCGGTTTTAGGGAAAGCATCTATATTAAGTATGATTCAGGGCAGTTTTGTGGGAGGTTGATACCTAATCTATGGGATGATAGAAGATACTTTATAGGGGATATGACTGAATCTGATAAAGAAATTAGAGATGTTGAGAAAGGTGGGGCAAGTGCTTTTAATGCTGAAGCAGAGACAGAATATTTATTAAACCCTAGATATGCGTTTTTATTAGATGAAGATATTGTAGCTAAGCGAGCTTTTTCTGTAATAGGTCAAGTAAAAGATTTTAATTTCCTTAGCGAAGAGGAGTTAAACAATACATCAGTTGTTGTTTATTACTCTAAGAAAGGCTTTAAAAAAGCAACACCAAGCCCTGCCCTAAAAATTATGTTTCCTAAAATAAATAAAATTTATCCTTACGGTGTTGATTTGGTGTGTGTTAAAGGAGCTATCTATCTTGAAGAAGGTATCCCAGTATTAAAATCATACGCAACCAAGCTTAAAGATGGTAAAATAATTACAGAAAATATTGAGCAATGATTTAAACTTTAATATAAAGCACCTAACTAGTTAGGTGCTTTATATTTAACTTATTCATTCAATGATTTTTTTATTTATTTATTTTAATGTAGTAGGTTTTTTACTACCTCAGACCCACCTAAATCATATAAGTCATGTAACTCTTCAATACCATCTAGCCCGTATGCTCTAATAACATCTTTAGTTGTTTGAAGACCCCCATTGAGTGAGGCTGCGTCAGCCAAAACCTTAAACCTAGGATTTAAGTAATTAAGTATATACTCCTTTTTCTTGTCCTTAACAGCATTAGATGCAGCGATAGCAGCAGCTTTAACTATTGTATCATGTTCTTCAGGTCTAAATACTTCAGTATATCTACCATAAGCATTTAAGCCTAAGATGAGATTTAAAGGTTTGATATTACTACCACCTCTTACAGGATATAATAATAATTTAGTAAGTGGGCTATTACGGTCTCTATGCTGAGCAGTAGCTATTTGTTTAATAAATTCAACCTTATGTGCAGTAGTAGGTATCATATCTAAAATCTCTTTAGGAGCATTGTTAAAGTAGTTATTAAATGCACTGACTGATTTTTTATTATCCACATATCCCCCTGCTTCCATATCAGAGAATAACTTTGAAGCCTCATCACTCATGTACCAATCTGCTAACCCTCCTTGTACAATCTCACCTTTTTTAGAGTTAAAATACCCTGTAGCTACTTTAGCATTAGTGCTTTTAATAAAATCAGATACATCCACTTGTACTTTTGAGAAGTCAATACCCCCATTTTCATCAGCCCATGTATGTATACCTAAATCATGTGCTGCCTTATTATTATGTAGGTTTGAGTTGGTTAAAGATACTTTTTTACTATCCCTTTTATTAGCTTCTTCATTATTTATGTTTGCTACTTTTTCCCTAGATTCTGCACCAATCTCAGCCACCCTCACAGCAGTTTCAGCTGCCTTTTTCGCTGCATCTGTTTTCGCTTGAATGCCTTTTAATTTTATAAGATTCTGTATTTCTTGCTCTTCGGCTTTTGTCTGCATACCCATCACTAAGTTCATGGTTCTAGTCCTAGAATCGCCAGTAAGGTTGTAGCCATCTAGAATATCAGATATAAGTGAATTCATCTCAACAGCTGTTACAGGTTTGCCTGTGGTAACATCAATAGTAATAGCCTCTCCATTTTCACCAATACCTGTACGAAACCTTTGACTTATTTGATTAAATACCCCTGTAGCATACAAATCTGCTGCTCTGTTTGCTTGAATATCTCTAGCATTATTTAAGTTATTGGTGGCAGTATGTGTTTCTGTTTCTCTGCTCTTATTAAACATTTCTACATTATGAGGTAGATTATTTTTATAATAATCAGATAAACCGCTAGAAGCGTTAGTATATGCTTCAAATGCTCTAGCATAATCTACTATTCTAGCTTCTTTTTGTTTTTTTAATAATTCATATTCATCACTGGTTTTATCCCCTGCAAAGTTTCTTATCGCGTTATCTAGTATACTAATATCATGATTTGCAGCACCCATTGCATTGCTTGCATCTGCTATAACAGGGAGTTGAGTTTTATAGTCATACTCGTCTTTAGTTACTTTCCAATTATGTTGATTAGTAGCTAGACTTACATCATTAATAGCCCTTTGAGTAAGTACATCACCCCTATCATCTAGTGCAGTTAATGCTTCTTTACTTGGATTTAATCCACCCATACTGCCTGCAATCTGCTGTAATGCTTGTGTATGTCCTGCCATCTTATCAGGTGTCATATCTTCTAAACCAAGTGAATTAATATAATTCATGGCTTGTACATCAGCATTCTCTCTGGCTGTCTTCTCAAAGCCATCAAGAATACCTTTAAGACTATCTGATATTTGTCTATCATTTTCCCTAGCCATAGCTATTAACCCTGCTGCTTGATTAGGATTATAGCTACCTAAAGTGAAATCAATTTTATTAACACTCATTATCACACTCCGTATTTCTTCATGTACTCAGAAACTGATTGATGTGCGTGTGGCTGTTCAGCATATCTTCTAGCTTGTCTGTCTTCTAGTTGCGAGTTAATTCTTTTTCTATTGGCTTCATATTGTTTATTAGCCATATCCATTGAAAAGTTAAGTTGCCTATTAATCATCTTATTATTTTTATAGCTGTTATAAGCATCCCATAGACCTTTAACACTTGAAGCTACTGCATTCATTTTCTGGAATGAATCCATACCATTAACTGCTGATTGTACACTCCTACCTGTGTTCATAGCACCAGATAGAATATTATTACCTAGATTAGTAGCTTTCCCTGTAAATGCACCCAGTCTGGGGTCTCTAGCATATGCTTTAGCTACTGTGTTATTAATACCTACAGCAGTACTAATATCATCATAATCATACCCTGTATTAAGATAAGGTGTACTTTCTACCATGCCTGATTCATAAGTAAAGTCGTTAGGCGTGGTAATAGAGTCTAATACAGAAGGCATGACTGCTGTAACTGTATCTGTATAAAAGGGATTTGGAACAAATTCAGTTGGTTTAAGATTTAGTGTTTTATATAGTGAATTCATTGTTAATTTCCTTATATTAATAATATATCTTCCACAGCCTCACTTTCATAAATTTTATATGGCTGTACTGGGATATACATACTGTTCTCTACAAAGTTAGTAGCCATATCCATGACTAACTCACTCACATCATACATCATTGACCTATTATAGAAAGTTTCAGGTGATTCACCCAAATTTACTTGAGAGTTATACATATAACTAGACAATGGTCTAAGCATTAGTTCTTGTTCTGGTTTAGTTACACCTGTATTTAGCAGTTCTTGAGTCTCTTTTAATTTCTTATACTTATCATTCATATCATTCATGAATGCTTCATATTCTTTTTTAAAATCTATCAGCTTTAGTTGTATGGTTTTATTATGTACATCAAATGATGTATTTAATATTTTCATTACATCAACAGCTTTAAACCCTTCAAAAGTTTTACCCTTGCCATAGTATGTAGCTACAATAGCTCCTACTAATGCTATAGCAGTTACAAGCTTAGATGACCATCCTAGTTTAACTGCAAGCTTGACAGCGAGGTCTATGGCTATTGATATTGCCATACCTACTGCTACTGACTTAATAACAGCCATAGCCATCATAGCAAACGAACCACCATCCAAACCAACAGAGATAACAGAGATAGCAATACCTACAATAGCAATAACAGCTTTAAATACACCACGTTGATACCACTTCTGTTTGGTAGTGTATCTAATTAAGATGTGTATCCTTAGTGCTTTGTTGTATAGTAATTCTTTTTCTTTAATAGACATACCTTTGGTTACTAATCCATCTAAAGGTATAGCCATATTATCATCATCTTCTTTATGGTTTTCTGACCTATCAGCATACTGCTGTGTTATGTTTAAACCAAGAATAGAAATCTTAATATAATGGCTATCTGATTCTTGATACATAAAGTTATGTGCAAATTTAGTACTGTTTCTATAACTCAATTGACCACTGTTAGCTTTATAACCTCCTACCTCTGTTATCTTTCCTTCTACCCTTTCTTTTAATATCCCCTCATAGCTGACTATTACATTAGAATAATTATCTGTTATATGAATGTCGCTACTACCATACCCATGCTCATTTCTTACATTGTACTTAGTTTGCTTATTAAAATACTTATATAGATACTTAGCTAGTATAGGGTCTTTATATGAATCAGTAATACCCACACTTAAACTAATATACATAGTATGTACTTTATCATAATCTCTTCCTATTGATTTAGCTAAGTCTTCTGTGGTCTGTGTTAAATCAATACCTAATCTCTTGCACAATGCTTTAGTATGTTTTTTTCTAGTATTATCATTGGTTTTATCTAAATCTACACCATCTGCTCTTATATACAATCTAGGGTATATTTTACTCCTACGATTATATACATTTAATGCTGTATCAATAGATTCAATTCCTTGATTTAAACCATAAGTAAATAATGCTTTACCATCGGTAGTCTTATACATTACTTGTATATAGTCTATATAAGCTTCTAAAGGTAGTTCAATACCATCAGGTGTTGTAGGATTAACATCAGATAAATCTAAGGTAAATGAGCCATCAGTTCTAATTGTTTCTGTTCTAATAGCTTGCCCTTGTACAACAGGGGTATCATTGATATAAGGGTACTCAATATTAACCCTATTAGATATTCTATTATGCTTATTCTTACTTGTAACTACTACTGTAGTATCTTGGTTTAAACCAGAGAAAGTATGAGTAAAGTAGCCTTTATCATTTGCAGTAATCTTAGTTACTTCATCAGCTATAGTTACAGATACTTCAGCATTAGGTTGAGTGTATCCTGTAATTACACCTTCTAAAAAACTATTAACTGCTATCCTAGGTGTCTCTGCTACCTCTGATGTAGTTTCAGTATAGTAATCAATCACTAACTCATCTCTAGTACCTTGTACATAATTAGGTGTATTACTTCCATCAAACCAAAGAGTGTCAATACTGAATAATTCATCATTATATTCTTCTTTAGTTTGTGGTGATATGTGCATGGCTGCACTGGTTATGGTTGCTTCTTTTCCATACATAACTAATTTATTAGTATCTAGATTATACCTATAACTTTCAGTTAATTTATGGTATGCGTAGTGTATGTGTCTTTTATCCCCTACATAGAAATACTCTAAAGTAACTTTCTTTCCTGTAGTATCTTCTAAGTATTTAATAACTGCTTGTTTTAGCGTTTTTTCTGGTTTGCGTACTGAAACTGTAGTAGGGTTACCAAAAATATATTTAGAATTATCTTCTGCCATTCTATAAGCCTTATTAAACTTATTAGGTATGTTCTGCATAATTCTTTGTTTAACAGTATCATTAAATACTGTCTCTTTTAAATCAATCTTATCATTCTGTAAGTTGTAGTAGCTTTTAGCTTTAGTTGCATACTTAATAGAATCTATAAATGAATCATCATCTGTCATCCTTTGTGATATAGATTGACCATGTATTCTAGTCTTTGAACTAAACCATCCCATATTATATTTCCTTAATAAAATAACCAAGCCTATCGGCTTGGTTATTATTATAATAATATTAGTTTTAGAGTGTTATTCCTGCTTGTTTAGCTGTCTCTGTTAATACTTTAGCGATATACTCATCACCTAGTTTGTTTGTAGCATCAGCTCTTGTAGCATCATCAGATGTCTTTCTAGTAACCCAAGAGTCTACCATAATCTTAGATAAGTTCATCTGTGTTTGCTTTTGGAACTGCTTAGCTTGTTCTGCTGTTAGTTTATTATTTCTATCAATAACAGAGTTTACACCTACAACATCATTATCTACTTGTGCTTTTTCAGTAACCTTTTTCTGTTCATATAGTGCAGCTTGTGCTTGAACATTCTTAACTTCAGCAGGTAGTTTATTAACTAATTCATACTGTGCTTGTTTAAGCTGTTCTGCTCTGATAGCTACATCTGATTTAGATACTTCAATTTGCTGTTCTTTCAAACCAAGCTCTTTAGTACTCAAGTCTAACTGTGCTTGTTTTAAACTTAGGTCTTTTTGTAACAATGGTAATTGTGCTTGTTTTAGATTGACTTCAGCAGTATTTAAAGCAATCTGAGCATCTTTGACATCTAGCTCCCTCTCACCAAGCGATACTTGATTTTGTTTTAATCTAACTTCTTCAGTCATGATTGGTAGCTGTGCATTTTTAAGCTGTACCTCTGCTTGTCTTAATGCAACCTCTTGCTGTGTTAAAGGTAGCTGTGCTTGTTTAAGTTTAACATCTTCAGCTATTAACGGTAACTGTGCTTGCTTAGTTTTAATATCTTCATCAGCCAGTAGTAACTGTTTAGATTTCAATTCAATGTCTTTATTCATCAAAGGAATCTGTGCTTCTTTCAAAGATACTTCAGCTTCTTTAATTCTAACTTCAGAAGCCATGATAGGTAATTGAGCTTCTTTAATTGCTACTTCAGCAGCAGATATTTGAACTTGAGAATCTTTAATAGATAGCTCTTTTTCCATGATAGGAAGTTGTGCTTTCTTCAATTTAATATCTTCAGCACCTAAATTAATCTGTTGCTCTTTAACCTCCATATCTTTCTGTAATAAAGGTAGTTGAGCCTGTTTCAAGCTTACTTCAGCTTGGATTACTGGTAGCTGGGCTTCTTTTAATACCATCTCTCGCTCTTGTAGCGTTAGTGCTTGAGATTTTAATGAGTTATCAGTTTTAGCTAACTCTACCTGTTGCCCTTTTAATATTTGTTCTACTTTAGCCAACTCTAATTGCTGACCTGATAGTAGTGTTTCAGCTTCAATACCTTTAGTTTTAGCATCTGTACTTCTGGTTTCGGCTTGTAGATGTAATACTTCTAGAGGTAATCTATTTTGAATCTCGTATTGTAGCTTAGCAGTTTCACTATCTTCTTTGTTAGATTGACTATCAACTAAACCCCCTTGTTTAGTTACTAGTACTGTCTCTGCTGCTGTATGATTAACTTGAGCTTCTAATAACTGTAATTCTAATGCTAACTTAGATTTAACTTGTGCATACTGTACAGACAAACCAAGGACTTCTTTCAAAGCCCCTAGATAAACATTGGAATAATCAGTATCTCTGATACGCTCTTTATCCCATTCTTCTTTAATGTGGAGTTTAACAGAACGCATTAAGGTATCAAAGATACCATTACCATTGACATTAACTTCCGTTAACTCACTAATGTTAAATTCTTCATTAATTGTACTGTTAGGAATAGTAATACTCATCTTTGATACCTTTATACTTAGTCAATAGCTTGTCGCATCTCTTGAGATTTAGCCAACTCTTGTAGTTCTTCTTTAGTTAGTGGGGGAAGTTCTTGGATAGAGTATGCTTTAGCTTCTTGATACTCACGGTACTCACGACCACGCTCATCTTTCTTAGCAATAAACTTATTCATTACTTTTTCTTTGATGGTGTTTAGAATAATCTGTGGTACGTGCCACTCAACACCAAAAGGGATGTATTTAGTCATGGTAGGTACTACAGCATTACCTGCTGAGAATACATCACCCTGATAATCACGTTTAGTAGAATCCATAGGAGTGATAATTACACGTACTAGCTTAGTGGCTTCATCGAGTGTTCGCTTGATACGTTCATTATCTGTTAGACCATCGTCTTGTTCTTCTTGTTCTTCAAATTCTCTAATAAGCTTAGTAAGTGTCTTAGTTGATACATTAGATTTATATTCAACACCTAGTGAATCTGCTCTCTCTTTAAGTAGTTCTAGTTCTGTTTTGTTTTCTTCAGTCATACTAATTCTCTCTTTATTTAGTTTGAGAATATACACCAACTACTACATAGTTGATGTATATTTTAGCTTACATTAAAGCTTAGCGGTACATTTGATTAGCCCAATCCATTCAGGACGTAGAGCCATAAAGCCATACCACCATTTGATTGAACTGAAACCAACATCACCATAAGGGTTGTTCATATCAGCAAGCTCATCCCCTTTCTTCATGATGGTTTTAAACTTGTTTGATTTACCATCAGTTTGGAAACCAATATCAACAAATGAACCATCACCTACAACCAAGAATGGGAATACGTCAAATTTATCACTAGTGGTGTAGAATGTAGCATCAGACCCTGTTGCACCTTTACCTGCCCATTTCATCATTTCAGGTACTACAACAATTCTAAAGCCTGCAATAGCACCATACTCACCATTAAGAACAGTAGTACCTGCTGCATATTGTTGTACTGGTACTAGAGCTGGTCTATCATGTGGGTCTTTCATAGCTTCTAGAGTAGGGATAAGTTCAGAGCCTACATAAGCTACACGACATGAAGGAATGGTCTTAGTATCGATTAGACGAGTACCTGTAATAACAGTAGTTTGCTTAGGGCAACGAGCATTATCTAGGTCAATAGTTAAACGCATTAGGTCATTATAAGTAAGTACTGAATTAGCATTTAGTGTATCATTGTCAGTAGCTGTACCTGCGTAACGTACTGTACCTGCTGCATTTAGAAGGTCTTTTTGTAGTAAGTCTTCTTGGATTTCTACAGCAGCATTCATAAGCTCACGAGTAATGTGAGATAGTAGTTCTGTATCAGAATCCAATGCTAGTAGGTCAGTAGAGAAGTCAGTATAGAAACCAAATTTCTCAAGGTTAGATTCGATGGTTCTACGAGTAACACCAACACGGTTCACTTTACCACCAGTTTCAGATAGTGCGGGGAACTTAGATGGAATAGTACCTACGTCTTTAGATGAACCATACAAGTTACCATTAGCATACTTAGCACCTTTAGCATCTAGACCCAAATCGTTAATGTTACGGTCATCTAGAATAGGTAAATAGTGGTATTGCTTAATAGTCTTACCTGAGTTCTTAGGCATAGCTTTAGTATTAGAAAGCTGACCAAAGTACTGCTGTTTACGTGCATCAATAAGCGCTTTACGCTCAAATGCATAAGGTTGTAGTTGTTGTGCTTTTAATGCTACAGGTGGTTGTTCATTGCCATAAACGTGCATATTAATATCCTTTTATAATTATTTATTGAGTTTTTCCATGTATGCAATCAATTCCTCATCAGACATTTTCAATGGGTCAATAACTTCTGTACTTGGTTTGGCAGTATTGGTACTAGGACTTGCTACCTTACGTTTTTGCTCAGATGTATTTGAACTATTGTTAGTTTGATTAGGTCTTGGTGCTGTGAATACTTGGGCTTGCTGTTGTGATTGTTGTGGTTGTTGTGATGCTTGACCTTCTGCACTACCACCTAGAAGTCTATGTTCAATCTCACTATAAGCTTGTAGGTAAGATATTCCATGTAATCTACCTACTGCTTTCTCATACTCCATGATATTCATAATCTTATCGTAGATACCATTAGTTTGTTGTTCGCTAATGATTCTAAGAATGTTAGGATTATCAATAACAGCTTGTTTAGATTGATTATCCCAATCTGTATATATACTATTCAATACTGAATTAAAATCTGGGTTAGCATCTACTACTTCAGAGATTACTTCCTCAAGCTGTGATTTGTGTACTACTTTACTTTGAGGTACATAGTGATTAGCTTGTTCAGTATCAAACTCATACAGGTCAATTTCAGAATCTTTAATTAGCTTAGCGATTGCTTCTGGTTTCTTATTATGCAAATCAATCAAATAAGATAATTTAGATTCATCTGTTAAACCATACTGTTCTAATGTTTTAATCAGATTGAGATTAGGTTTCATCTCTTCCATTTTCTTGGAATAGTTTAAACCTTTCTGCATTAGTGCAATCATATCATTAGGGTTCGTTATTTGGAACTCACGACCATTGGCTTTAAATGGCTTAGTCAGAGTATTGTAGAACTCTTGATGATTGACACCTGTATCTACTTCTTTATTCTCTATAGTTTCAGTGGTTTCTGATTCAGTATTATCTACTTCAAGCTCATCCCCTGAGCTTTCTTCTTCCATGACACCCCCATCTTGCACATGAGTATCAGAATCTCCGCCCATAGATTCATCCACTTCCGTTGCAGGGGTTTCAATCTCAGTAGCATCTTGATTATCTACATTGGTTTCTTCTGTAGTCTCTTCATTGACTTCTTCGTTTAAAGGCTCTACTTCAGCAACATCTAGATTAGCAAGTTCTTCATCAGATAGTTCATAAAGGTTAGTCATCTATATCTCCGTTAGGGTTAATCATTAGAAAGTGTAACTCTTCCTCTGACCATCGCCCTGTTTCTTTTAAACCAAGGAAATAAGACTTAGTAATACTGATAGCATCTAGCTTTCTTAATACTTCATTATATTGTTCAGAGTTACGTGTGTATTCGCTAAGTTGATTATGTAATTCTAGAACATACTCATTAAAGTAATGGTCAAGTACTAGTGCTTGGAAATTAATATTAGTTTGTAGCAACCTAAAATGATTAGCCCTTTCTACATTGACTTTATGTATTTCTTTATTAGTCATTATCTTATTTCCTAATTATTCGGTGAATTTATACTACAATTATTTGTGCAATACCAAATTTATTTTAAATTTTAGTTGGTAATTGCTGTGATTGCTGTATTGCTTGTTGTTGTGCTAAACGTTGTTGTAGTTCAATATCTGCATGATGTTGTAGTAATGTATGATTATGCCCTGCAATCTGTTTATCCAGTTCACCTTGATTCTTGGTTTGCTGTAATCTATTAGCACCATCTTGTTTGACTTGCTCTTTCTCAAGCTCTTGTAGGTGTTTAGCACCACTATCACGTTCTACAAAGTCTAATGCTTTATTATCAGCATCACCTTGAAGACTTGCTGCTCTAGCTTGTTCTACGCCTACCTTAGCTGATTGTACTTCAGCTTTAGCACTGTTTTCTTGTGCTTGTGCTTGTAGTAATGCAATCTCTGCTTCTAGTTTAGCTACTTCTAATTCTTGTAGTTTCTGCTGTACTGGGTCTGGTTCAGGTGCGTATGTTCTAATCTTCTCCGCTAAGTCAGGCATTTTACGTAACTCAGCAATCTCAGCTAGAATCATTTGTGATACTTCTTGCCCCATAGTGTTACCCATAGTCTGTAACATAAATGCCAATTCTTTAGCCTTAGCATCATCAGCTTCAGCAGTAGAAATAGTAAGTACTAGGTCAAAGTTACCTGATAAGTCTTCACGTCTTACTTTAACAAACTGGCTGTTAGTTACTCTTACCACTTCTTCTTCAGATAAGAACTCGCTATTCATTGAGATAATCTTCTTACCTAATACAATGAAGCCTTCAGAGATTCTCCTTAGAATAGACATCTCACGCTTAGATACTGCATCAAGTACACCTCTAGCACCTGCTGCTGTTTCCCCAAGATATTGTGCTGTAATGCCACCATTACCACTAAATGCTTTAACACCGCTAATAGCTTCAGCATCTGAATACATCATTTGAATCATGTTCATTGCTGATACAGGAATCTCAGGGTATTTATGTGTATATACATGAACTCTAGGGTCTGAGCTAGGATTAAACTCATAATCCTCACCATTCCTAAACTTAGCTTTATTAGAGGCATCTAGGAACTGTTTAGAGTAACCTGTTTGACTATTAGCACTTTTACCTAACAAATCAATCATACCCCTAGTAACAGCACCTACAATGGCTTGGTTATCTTCTAATAGCTCTGCATCAGGGATACCATAGATACTGTTCTCTTCAGGGATATAATTAAATACAACGAATGGTACTTTCTTATCAGGGAATGGATTCTCTTCTAATCTAATAAGAGTATCGCCTACCCAACTAGCAATAATTGGTTTAGTATCACCTGTACCATCAATATCCCAATAACCCCAATACTCATATACAATTAGCTTTTGTCTTGCCTTATCTTGGAAAGTAAAAGTCTTAGCATCATCACTTCTATCATGGTCAAAACCACCCATCTCTTCCCTATGTTTAATAAACTCTAGATTCTGGTAGTAACCTACTCTTTGTAACTCACTAAGACTAGATTCATAACTATGAATAACAAACTGTGCTTTATCTAAATCACCTTGGCAAGTAGGGTCAATATAAATGTTCTTTAGATTGCATACTTCTACAGTAGGTCTATTAATAATAGGTCTAACTACTTCTTGCTCTATCTCGCCTACAGGTTGAGCAATCAGTAATTGACCTTGTTCTTGACTCATCTCATACCCTGCTTTAATAGCTTCATCATACTGCTCATAGCTATCAGGATACTGTTGTTGTAGATGTGCTAGTTCTTCATACTGTGCTTGTACTTGTTGCATCATTTGCTCATCTTGTACAGGCATATATTGAAACTGCATTACCTTTTCTTTAACTTTATCTTCTTGAAATTCCCATCCTACACGTACGATGACTGTACCTTGTTTAACAACACCTCGAATAATCTTATCTACCAAACTTACTTTATTAAGTTCAGTATTGAACTGTCTATTAAGAATTAAACTATTCTGCTTAGCTCTTTGAGTATCTTCATGTGTTAGTGGTTTAACTTCAAATAGATTATATGTAGCTAGGAATGGTTCAGATAGTGCAGGACATCTCCATTCAGCTTGTTTCCTAATCAGTTTAGGTTCGACTCTACTACCTCTTCTTTTATCCATTGGTTTCCTAGGCGCAGCATACAATGTATCCCATTTATTGATATTACCTACATAAGTACTTTGTGAATACTGTGCCTGTGTAAAGTCATGCTTTAACTGTTGTAGTGTAGGTTCTTTCTTCCATTTAGTAAGTTTTACTTTCTTCGTTTGTTCTTTAACATCTTTCTCTAATTCACCTGAATCAACATACTTAGCTAGTTGTTCATCATTAATCTTAGTAATATCCTTCATACGAAACCTCTCTCTTGAAACCAATAATTATTGTCTAAATTATCTGCTTCTATCCCTGCATCCCTTAATTCTTTAAGTTCAGTGAGATACATTTGATACCATCTTTGTGATTCATTTAAATCGCCATCTAACTGATTGACAATACTAGTAAACATTCTACTAGCTACAAAATAGTTCAATGCAGTTATGTAGCTTAGTGGTAGTTCACATTCTGCGTTGTTGTGATAGTCTTCTTTAACTAATCTTTTATGGTTAGCTTTAGAGATAATACGAATAACATCATCTTCATCAGGACTATAGTTAAGCTTAATAGCTGCACCATTAGATGCATTAGTTATGGTATATGCTCTAAAACCAGAATTAAATAAACGTTCATCATTATGGAATACATTCAATACTTCTAGTATTTCATTATCTGTATTAACCACGGGACTAAACATTCTTTGATGTGGTTCAACAATATACTTAGCTTCTACTACTTTTAAAACAAACTTAGTATATAAATCAGTTAAACCAAGATTAATATTATTAATAACCTGTTCTAATCTATTCTCTCTTAGTACACCTTCTGAATCTTTCATCTTTAGATTATGTAATTCAGTCTGTACTAAGTTATCTACTAACTCTTTTACTTTTATCATTTGGTTCCCTTATACTGTATAACTGTCTAATGTATAAGATGAATTAATCTCTTCTTCATCAGACCATATACCACTATTATAAACATAGGTTGTTTCATTGCTAGGTAGCCATACATTAAGTAAGGCTAATTGACTGATGGTATCCAAACCATCATCATGTTTACTTCTAAACCCACCTACAGCAGCCTGTGATAACTCAAGTAATAACTCTTTCATTGCAGGAGTGTGTTTCTTATCGATAGGAAAGAAGAATCTCTTTAATTTAAAATCAGGTACAACAATATTAAATCTTTCTAATTTATTGGTTGTAGGTCTTAACCCTAACTGACCATCTTTAGAATTAGAAGCCAAAGTAAAGAATATATTACGTTCCATCATCTCTCTTTGAATCCAAGGAATAAAACCACCTTGTTGTCCTGACACTTCTACACCTACTGTCTGTGGATTATATTTAGAAACTAATCTAAATAAATCATCTAGGTTCTTATCCATAGTCTGTCTAGCACAGATACCATCTACCCAAAAGTAGAATCCCTTATTATTAACAGCCCATACAGATATAAATGAATAATCAGCAGATTGCTTTTCAGAAGTAGCGAAGTCAGTAGTAATATAAAAATTAAAATTAGATTTCTTCTCCATCAAGCCAGATGAGTTATACCATTGTAAATCTGAGTCTAAAATCAATCTATCATCATCACCCATAATCTGTAGCATAAGCTCTTGGTAGAAGCCTGCTACACGTCCTACAGCCAAAGCAGAATCATACCTCATCTTAACGTAGTCATAATTAAATCGGTCTTCCCATGAGCCCCTAAACTCTTCTCTTGTACATGGAAATTTCTCACATACTGGATATACGTTTACTGTCCATGCCCCTGATTCAACTGCTTCATACAATGGGTCATTAGCATTAAATGGTGTACCTAGCCATACAATCTTTTGTCTCGTAGGATGCAATGCGTTAATTACTGCTTCATGCACTGTAGCTTTAATAGACTCAATTACAGTAGGTGAACGTGCATCATCATCTGAAACCAAGTCATCTAGAATAGCTATCTGTGGTCTCTTACCTTGTTCTTTAACACCACGTACACCTGATTTGGCACCATAAGCTTTAACAATAAACTTCTTACCATCCTTATTGATAAACTCCCATCTAATATCAGTAAACTTAATCGTAGGAATATAAGCCCTTAGAAACTCACTATTCTCCCAACGATACTCTAAGTTCTTTCTAGCTGACTTAACACCGTTATCAATACTATCAGTTACATACAAAAGTAGATTAACTTCACCAAAGTTAGGTAGTTCATTAAACACTGCTAAATAAAGTATTAAGTATTCTGCCATCAAAGTGGTTTTTGCTGACCCCCTATGACACATGGTAGCTACTTGGGTATTACCATCAATTAAGCTATCTAACATCTTATAATGCATTAAAGGTGTTTTATTCTCTTCCCCTTGGCTGCCATTCACTAACTTAATGAAGTTTATAAACTCAATAGCGAATTGACTTGGTTTATAAGTTTCTAGCTGTTTATAATTTACATCATTTAAATATTCCTGTACTGTCTTGGTCATTAATACCCCCTAAACCAAGGGCATATAAATATAAATACCCAGTACAACAAACCAATGAAACAAAGAAAGTAAACCAAAGGATTAAAGTTATTCTTGTTCTTCATACGCTTCACCTACTAACTTCATCTCAGCTATTTCTTTAGTATTAACTACACCACCATCAATAAGCTCCTTTTGTTTAGCCGATAGAGTAGCAAGCATGGTTCTCATTTCATCAATACCTTTATCTGATTTCAGCCCAATATCTAACTCAACCTTCTTAACTTCTGGTGGTTTAAGATGCACTAATAAACTATTAGCAGCATCACTTCTTACCTTCTCACTCATGGCTGAAATCATTAAGTCTGCCTGCACATTAATAGCTTTCTGATATAAGTCCTGATTCAATACCCAAGTAGGTATCATTGTCTGTTCAAAGATAAGATTGACTAACTTAGATTTATTATACACAGAGATAATACTACTCATCTCTTTAGCTGTTAGCCCTCTACTATGCATATCAGCATATCTATCAGGAAATGTACTTATATAAGCTGCTTCATTGGTTTTACCCATAAGCTTCTGACTTACATATTTAACAGCATTAACATAATCATAAATCTTAAATCTACCATCACCGAGTACATTCAGATAACTTAAAAAATTCTCCCGATAAGTTTCATACATATCTGGGTCATTAAGTGTATTATTAATAGATAACATAAGCTCATCATTAATACGATGTCTATGCTTAGGTGGTAAAGCTTTAACAAGCATCTCTTCTGTAATCATTGTTAAATCCTTATATAAAATAATCCTGTGTATTATCTATTAGCTCATATACCATTACCAAATTTAGTTATTGTATTTGTTTTAGTAGTGGGCATTCTGCCCCCTTGTGGTTGTTTTTTTATTTTTAAATTTTTATAAGGAAACTGATATGACCACACTTACCCAAGCCATCAGTGCACTAGATACTTTGCGTGAATTTCTATTGGCTAATGAAACCAGTGATGATAGACAAGAAGCTGTTAAAGAAGTAAGCGAACTGTTTAAACAAAAACCAAAGATTAGAATCAGAAGTGCTACCACCACAGAAGTGAACAAAGCAACAGGTAAAACCTTTTATTGGAAACCCCTAAGAGATTATTGCCGTGCTAATTCACTAGACATTGACCAAGTAGAAATCAATGGATTGGATGTAAATGATTATCCGCATGAAGCATGGCTTCATGTTTATGACATTAATTTGGATACTTTATTCTTGGCTTAATAAATATCACATTGATAATAATTAAAATATCTTATATAATTACCCTGCCTTAGTGCATAAGTTAAGTTAAGTTAAATAAACCCCTAGCTTTCAGCTAGGGGTTTATTTTTATCTCTAATTGTTTAGAAATATTTTATTACAATTATTATTTATATTTAAATTCAATTACTTATATTTATAGTAATAATTCTGTAAGAATGAATTACCAAATTGTTATTGCATAGGTATTTTTACTTTACTAGACTACGCATAGTCTTACGGGATATAGGGTATATATGAATATTAAATATCATATTAACCATTTAATATAATATAACCCCTTTTAAATCTTTCTTTCTCTTTTCCCATCACGCCATATACCATACGAATACACGAACGCTAGTGAGTGTATGAAGTATGGTATATGGCGTTACGAGTAAATATAAATAATATATTAATAATACAAACCAAATAAACATATGGCATTCTGCCGTTTTGTGCTTTTATATTGTATTATATGTTAATGATTTCAATATTAATATAAACAAAAACACCCACAGTAGTGGGTGTTTTTGTTATTTAAAATAAAGATAATTCTTTTAATTCTTTATGTTCTTTGATGGTATTACTTATTTGATATTGTTTATACAAATTAATAAATGCTTGTTTATCTTTTAATACATCAAGCATATTATTTTTATATAAAGATACAAACATTGCTACAGAGTATGCTTGACAGTTAATAGATTTTTTTGGGTTAAACTCAATATCTGTAAATGCCTGATAAGATAACAACTCATCATGATACTTTTTATTTTGATTTAAAGCATTGATATAAAGCCAGTCGTAAAAAGCAGTAACAGGTTCTAGTTCCCATACATTACCATAAAAGTTAAATCTAAGTAATTTACCTGATGTTTTTAACCGTTCATCTTTCTTGGCTTCACGAGATGTTTTATATAATAAGTCTTGATACTGCCCTAACTCAAACACTTTACTACTTTGAAATGCACACTCTACACTATAATATAGACTAGACTTATCTTTAATCATTAAATTAAATGCACTTAATTGCACGCCCAATTCATCCAATGATTTACTAGATACTTCTAACACCCGATTTAAACCAAAGTTATCTTTAATACTTTGATGCAGTGATTGTATGCTTTTTTGTTTTTGACTTATTGCAAAACCAGTATGATAAATAAAATCCACCATACTAGTTTCAACCAAATAATCCCCTTGATTAGGGATAAATACAGGTCTTTGTGCCATTAGAAACGACTCCTAAATGGTAACTTTCTGCTTACTACTGGATAAGTAAATAAGGTTATTCTCTTATCTTTAGATAAAGGATATGAAAAATTAGGGTGGTCATTCATATAAGGATTAGCTCCTTTACCCAAACACATATCACAATCCACACTGCCTATTAATTGATTAATCTCTCGTGCTTCTTCATCTTTTATATCTTCAAAATCCCCCAAATAACTAATAGTACTACTACCCAAGCCAAAAAAAGAAGGCTCAATAAATTTAAAATAACTTAACTTAGGTAATTTTTGTAAAATAGGAATAAAATCTGTAGCATGTAGATGAGTGTCTTTGTATCTGGAAATTTTTGCTCGGTCATTAAAATCCCTGCTTTGCCAATCAGAAAAGCAATAAATTAACTCCAATACAGTCAAGTACTTCATACCAGAAAGTTCTTGCAATCTTTCATGTAATAACTCTAAAGACTTCCATCCAGCTAAGCAAATGACTTGCAAATCTTTATGGTGATGAAAAAATTCATCACTTATACGAAACCCATCTACAGCATATACTTCTAAGCGATGAAGACTATTCGGTATGGTAGTTGGAAGAATGCGTAACATTCCTTGCTCCCATCTTCCGCACTCTTGCCAACAAAATTCTCTTAAAAATTTAAAGTATTTAAAATCAATAAGCATCCTGTGTTTCTGCTTTCTAAAATCTATTTCCTCTTGTTTAAGATTGTCAAGTATGACTACTTTTATACTATGTAGTTCAAATAATCTAGTTAAGTCAGTCCATGACTTAAGCTTTAATATATTAGAAAGATTATTTAAGAATTTATCTACAATTCTTACTGTTTGATAAGTATCTCTATCTTCTTTTAATACATTAACATCTCTATCTTCCCAGTAACTATCGACCAACTCAGGGGCATATAAATGAGCTAAAAACACTTTCTTCCAGAATAATGGTAGCTCATTCCACCAAGTAATTTGCTCCATAGTTAAAGAATTGATTGAAGATAATTCCCCACACAATAGCTGAGCTTCTCTCATGGTATCTCTACCATCAGATTCAAAGAAACTAAAATGTACTTTTTGTATTGGTAGTAAGGGGTATCTGTCTGATAATGTTTTTAACAAAAAATCTGAATCTGTAATACAACCCTTAATATATTTAGGTTCAATTAAGCCAAAACATAAGATTTCTGCTTGTATGCTTGTGGGGTCTTTGCCAAACACTATATGGTTTTTATGGTATTTATTATTATCAATATGATTACTACATCTATTAGATACTTCCCAGTTTTCCTTAATTGAATTACAAAATAGCCTTTCAAACCCCTGCACTCCCTCAAACCAAATATAAGGGTTGTTGGTGCAATATTTAGATGCAGCATTCATTGGGTAAAATAGACAAGATTTATCCAAAATAATATCCACGGATAGCACCAAAGCAATCCACTTTGTTTTTGGGTAGCTCTTCATGTATCTTTTTAATACTTTAACATTTGGGTGAGATATAGAAATACTAATAGCATCCGTTCGATTATCCAATCTAAGTTCATCAAAGGAATCAAAAGTCTCTACATATCCTTGTCCTACTTTAGATTCTAAATCCTTTTTTGATATTAACCCATGTTGGAAAATACTTTCTAAGTTACTAACACTAGTGAAGTGGAATAAATGTGTAATTTGTCTATCTTTCACTATCTGGAGTAATTTTTGACGTTCTTCAAAACTGGGGGGGGGAGAATATAAATCAGACATACCCAACTCCTATAGGTGTAAATAGGTAGTCTATTATAATTGAAACCAAGAAATTTAATATTTCCTTTTTAGAATGAATTACATAATATTTAATAAAAAATTTTTATATAAAATAATAAATTAGTTTGATTGTACGAAACTTTTTTGGAGATACTATCAATTAGTTTTAGTGTAGTGTCCTGACTTTCACCAACTCAAAAAGTAAATACCCCCTCCCTAGCTCTGAGCTAAAAAAGGATTCTTACTAGTACTAGTTACTAGTAGTAGCACTGCGTGCTTGTAATGGTGTTGGTAATCCCATCAACACTTTAACTAAATTATTGGAGTTTATTATGGAATTTGGTTTTGGTTTTGCAGTTGTACTACTAATCTCTTTTCTATTCTTTAAGAAGGTAGTCAATAAACTTAATAGTGTTCTCGTTGAGTACTTAAATGCAGCAGAGAAACACGCTAAGCGATTAGGTGAATCATTCGACAAAGATGAGTAACCAATATAACCCACATCGAAATGTGGGTTATTTTCATAAATAACTACCACACAATACACAAGTAAGACAGTACAGGTGCACTAAAGTTGTTTAAAACTTTTAGGAAATTCTCTCGCATAAGTTTTGCCACTCTATTTATATCTGTATTGCACCTGTACTTGTCTTATCTAATCTGGTTTTCCTAATTTGCACTGCGTGCTTTGGTTGGCTTTGATAATTCCATTAGAGCCATTTAATTTAACTTAACTTAACTTAACGAGGAAAATCACATGATTAACTTCAACACAGAACGTACTGCTAAATCAACGGCAAAATACAGCAAAGAGCTACGTGTTAGCATCGATATTATTGGGAGAGATGGTGAACCTGTCACAGTGAATCTAGGTTATCTACCTTTGTTTGAGAACAATGATGTTCTTCAAGCAATTGCTGATATGGACGATGTTCAGTCATTAGCTGGTAAATTAAAACTAGCTGTACAAGAGGCTGGACAAAGACAAGAGAGAGCGAAACGTACTATTACCTTCGCATAATCCAATATAATCCCTTACATCTAATGTGTAGGGGATTTTCCACTAACTTGTCAAAAAGGGCATATCATGAAACTCTATCAAATCATCACTACCGAAAGTATTGTACTTAACGTTCGCGCATCATCTATTAAATCTCTTCGTGAATACCTAGTAGATGAGAATATCCATCCAATTATCATCTCTGTTATCGCTTAATATAAAGACCTGAATATGTCTATAAACTATTCATTTATTTTATAGGATAGACAGTATGTATATGAACACAGACTTAATCAACATCAAATGTGTTGAACAAGATATTAAACAATATCTTATTAATCATCATAAAGACAGTATTGATAAGGCAGTAAGTCTTATTAATAAATGGTTAAATGAGAAATCACCTAGCCAATATAAGAATATTAGAAAGATACTAGTCAAGGATTATCCTTGGTTTGATATTGTCTTAGACTTACTAACTAAAATTATAGTCTCTGGCTATATTCCCTTTCTATCATTGGCTTCTATGTTCCATCTATCAGATGAGCTGGATAAACCAAATAACACAGCTACAGTAGCTGAGATACTCTTAATCATTAATAGTATTGACTTATTTGTCATTGAACAAACCAAGACTAACTATTACATCTATCCTTATTTAGAATTACCTGAACTACTACAGGATAGAATCATTCTATCATGTTATGTACCACCTAAAGACAGTATTACCAAAGTTAAATCTAACAAAGGAATCATCTTAGGTAGTAAGTTCAATAAGCATGATAAACCTATTAGCTTAGATGTAATCAATACTCTTAACTCTCAAGAATATATCCTAGATTCTTGGTTTGTAGATAATCATAAGAAGCCTTGGTTTCAAGATGAGAAAGATACATCTAAACTTACAGATGTAGAAAAAGCTAAATACGAAATACAGCTAAAGACTTGGGAGCAATATCAAGAACAGCTAGAAGTATTTATCAAGCATCTCAAAGATAATCCATTCTACTTTGAGCATAAATATGATATGCGTGGGAGAGTATATGTACGTGGTTATCACTTCAGTACTCAAGGTACAAGCTACGAGAAAGCTTGTATTAATCTAAACAAGTATGAACACGTAACTGGAGAGCTTTGATGAATAATCCAAATCATTTTACTGAATATAGAGTTGGTAGTCTTCTTTTAGAAGTAGGTAAAAAGTATCATGTACATGATGCTGATATTACTTTTAGAAGACCTTGTACTTTAAATTCAATTATAAAAAGGGGTGATGAAATACATGTAAACGTATACTGCCCATTTTATCGTACAAACTTTGACCATCTTGTTGTCCAATGGGAAATACCTAAATTAGGTAAATCTCTAACCACACTTACACCATTAACTGGAGAATTGTAATGAATATTGATTCTAAAATCATAGCTCTTGTCTATGAACACGTTCAGCTATGTGCAACTTGTGGTAAAGAAGGACAGAGAATAAAAGAAACAGTATATCTATATGCTCCGTCAAACCCTAAGTTTGATAATAACAACATACCTGTGGGTTGGTATTCATCAACTCATGGTGTGTACTGCTCTGAAAAGTGTTTTAAACAGTCTATCAGTAATAAAGAGTAAATAAGGAATCTTATATGCAAACCAAAGTAGTAAATAAGTATAAAGAACCTTATGACGTGTATATTGGACGTGGTAGTAAGTGGGGTAATCCTTATCCCATTACACCTACCCAAGACAGAGAAACAGTTATTGCTAAGTATAGAGAATACATACTTAGTAAGCCAGAACTATTAAAAGATTTACATGAATTAAAAGGTAAAACATTAGGTTGTTTCTGTAAGCCTAAACCTTGTCATGGAGATATTCTAGTAGAACTTGTAAACCAATTAGATAAACCAGAGAAGTTACTTATGAAACCAATGAAACAATTCAATCCAATGCAGTACTTAGCCATTGATATTGCTAACCATTATGGGCTTGATAAACTTAATTATGAAGAGCGCATTCAATGGGTTAAAGCCAATATGGATAACCTAGAAGACTATACTGCTACAGCAGAAGAACCACTTCTATATGCTAAAGCAGTACATGCTCTAAGAGAAGTACAGTCTGGTAAACCTACTAATCATGCAGTAGCATTTGATGCTGTATGCTCTGGTTTACAGATTATGAGTGCTTTAATGCGCTGTAAGAAAGGTTGTGAACTGACTGGACTAATAGACCCAGACAATCGTATTGACGCTTATACAGCCATTACAGCAGCTCTTAACGCTAGATTAGGTAGTACTGCTACCTATGAACGTAAAGATGTGAAAGCTGCGATTATGCAGTATCTATATGGGGGAATGAGTACACCTTTAGAAGTATTTGGGGAAGAACTTATTGATGAGTTCTTACTAGCTATGTCTGAACAAGCTACAGGTGCAGTAGAACTGTTACAAATACTTCTTAATTCTTGGAATAGCGAGTTAGATAATCATACATGGGTATTACCAGATAATCATCATGCATATTGCCCTGTACTTACTAAGGCTAAGAAACGTATCAATGTAGAAGAACCATCACTAAACTTCAGATGGACTCCTACAATGATTTATGAAATACAAGAGCCACAGGAGGAAGGACTAGCTAATGCTGCTAACGTTGTACACTCTATCGATGCCTATATCTTACGTTCTGTAGTACGTAGATGTAACTACAATAAAGAACTACTAGAGAAGTTCTTAGAAGCTACATATACATATGAAAAACAAGAACGAGCTAATGACTGGGTAACAGAACGCTATAATGCCACCAGAATGCCTTGCATTAGCTTTGTAGAGCATATCTTGAATAATGGTATCAACCACTACTCAAAAAGCCTAATACAGGCATTACAGAGCGTTGTGAGCGATGTATTAGTACATGAACCATTTAGTGTTATCACTATTCATGATTCATTTGCTTGTCATCCTAACCACATGAATGTATTGCGTAAGCACTACAACAATGTATTAGCTGATTTATCAGATAGTACTATCCTAGATGATATATGCTCACAGTTATACCAACAAGAAGGTACAGTGAAGAAATGTACTGATGAATCTATTAGTTATCTAATTAAAAATGCTAATTATGGTTTAACCTAATTATCCTGCTGGTTTCCCTTAGTTGGGGCATTCGCCCCTTATTGTGGTTTTGTTTCTAATTAAAACCAATCCTTGTTAGTTAAGTTGAGATAAAGCACCACTCGTATGAGTGGTGCTTTATTTTTTTCTAAACCTATAACCTAACTAACTAAATTTATCAAAAATGACTTTATACAGTCTTACATCTAATGGAGTAATTATGACCCAACAAGAGTTCTTTAAATACCTTAATTCTGGTGTTACCACGCTAGGTATTTTTAATTATTCTAATATGATTTTCACTAAGGAATGTGAAGTACTAGATGGAGATATGTATTTAATCTACAGATTTAACCCTTCCCTAGACCAATGGGTATTAACATACTCATTAAACATCAACCAACTAAACGAGGCAGTATAAATGACAATGAACGCACAAGACATCCAATGGGTGAGAGATGAATACCTAGCAGGCAGAACAATAGATGAAATCAGTATTGATACTGGTAAATCTGTTAAAACTATTAAACGATACCTAGCTGAAGCAGGTGTACTTAATCTTTCATGGCATAAAACCAGAGAAGAAAATAGTATTCTTAAATATCTTAAATCTAAAAACATTACTAAATTATATCAACTGGTAGGCAAACTATGACCAAATTTAATGCAGGCGATAAGGTATATTGTATAGCAGGTCGTTACTTACCTAAAGTCTATACCTTAGAAGATTTCACGCATGACCCTGAGTTTCCTTTAATCGTCGTAGAGACGTCATGTACATTCACTGCAGATGGGAAATCCTACAGTAACTCAACTATTCCAGCATTGATTCCAGCTACCAAAGAAAACTATAAATTGCTGTGTAAAATATTCCCAGATTTAACTTGGGAAAAACCACCTAAGAAACCTACACCTAAAAAGCTTATTACTAAGATGCTTAATGATGGATGGGAATCAGTACCATGCTATGTTAGAGATAGTCCTAAGACTAAGTATAAACAAGCACTAATTCAAGACATCTTACAAGAAGCAGATTTCCCTTACTATGATAATAAATTCTCTTGGAAATATGCTAAACCTTTTGACACTAAGACAGGTAAGCTAATCATAGATTATATTGATGGTAAAGTAATTCTGGAGTCTTAATATGCAAACCACACTTAAACAAGTAGCACCACTTATCCCTCAACTATGGAAAGCAGGTATTGTACCCTTCCTGCACTCTAGTCCTGCACAAGGTAAGTCAAGCCTAGCTAAACAGTTAGCAGAACAGTTTAAGTTAAAAGTAATTGATTTACGATTAACTGAGCTAGACCCCACTGATTTATCTGGCTTACCTTATTTTAATAATGGCAAAGCAGAATTTATGCCATTCAATACCTTCCCACTACAGGATACACCTATCCCTAAAGGGTATGAGGGCTGGCTACTTCTGCTGGATGAGTTCAATTCAGCTAACCAAGGGGTCATGGCTGCTGCATATAAACTTGTTTTAGATAGGCAAGTAGGGCAGCATAAATTACATGATAAAGTAGCTATGATTGCTTGTGGTAACTTAGAATCAGATAATGCCATTGTTAATCCAATGTCATCTGCACTAATCTCACGATTTGCTCACTTTGATATTAGTCTAAATGTAGATGACTGGCTTGAATGGGCTAGTAAAGCAGGTATTGATTATCGTATTACATCATACCTTAGCTATAGAAAAGCTAACCTATATTCATTCAAACCAGATGCAACAAGTCCCTACGCATCACCTCGTACATGGGAAATGGTATCTAAAGTTATCAAAGATAGTGAAGAACCATCTAATCTTTTGGTTTCATCATTGATTGGTGATGGTATTGCTAATGAATTTGTACAATACACTAAGCTATACTTAAATTTACCTACTTTAGAGGAAATCCTAAAGAATCCTACAGGAGTTAAACTCTCTGATGACCTATCTACCCGATGGGCTACTATGTCTATGGTTACACATAGTATTACTGTTGATAACCATGATAAGCTATCTGTATTCTTACGTAGATTTAGCTCAGAGCTCCAATACTGTGCTTTACGTGAAATTAAATACAGAAACCCTGCTGTACTAGCTAAAGTACTGGATTGGGTTAAAGAACTAGCACATGAGGTTTTCTAAGAGACTTAGATTGCTAAACAAGCCAGATATGTAATATGTCTGGTTTATTTATTTGGAGGTTATTATGTATGTTGAAGTATGGATTGATGAAGATGAAATCCTTGATAAATTAAACGTAGACCATTCAGCAGAACTTCAGGCAGCGAGATACGATGCTAATATAGCTTTGTTACAAGAACTTCGTCATGTTTACGATATGCGAGGTAAACAAGCCATGTTTGATAAACTTAACTCTCTTATGTCTGATTTTAGATTACAAACAATGGATTTATAACCATGTCGCACAGTAAGCAGTATATTCTATATACAATAAAACCTTTAGAAGCCATAGAAAATCCTATACTTTTTTTAAAGTATGACATACGTTCTTTAAAGTCTGAAATACCTAATATGTATAAATATAGGTTTAAAGTAACATCTATTGCAGTTAATGATATTGGTAAACCAGACTCTATTAGCACAGATGAACCTTATTTAATTGTGTGTAGCACTAGCTTATATGGTCATTTTACGACTAGTATGATTATTAAAGGTAATAGGAAGTATATTTATAGTGCTGCTTACCCTATCACTACTAAACAACCATACAGACAGTTAAAGGAGCACTATACTCAATATTTAGCTGATAAACTTAGGGAGTCATTATGAATACAGATGTAAGTGAAGCTCTATCAAGAGCTAAAGTAAGATTTCTTACTAATAAGAAGACTATCTTTCTTAGTTCACTATGTGCTTCACTAGAAACCAAGTTAGATAGCAGTATCCCATATGCTGCTACCAGTGGTAAACAGTTACTTATTAATCCTGATAAGTTTGTAGAACTATCAGATGATGAACAAGTATTCCTATTAGCACATGAAACACTTCATGTAGCTTACTTACATATGTTTAGATTGGGTAATAGGAATCCCCGAGTATTCAATATAGCAGCAGACTATGTTATTAATTTAGAGCTAGAAAACCAAGGCTTCAAGATTATTGAAGGTGGTCTTATTGATTCTAAATATTCTGGTTTAAGCACAGAAGAAGTCTATGACTTATTAATCAAAGAACATATGGAACAACCCCAGAGTAATCCTATGGGGGATGATGTTCTATATGGTGCACCTACTTCAGTAGAAGCAGAACAGCTTACAAATGAAGTACAAGGTAAGATTATACGAGCTGCTTTTATAGCAGAACAATTCCAACAAGCAGGAAGTATTCCTACATCAGTTAAACGCTTTCTGGAGGGGTTACTTAAACCAAAAGTAAATTGGAGGGTAGTATTACGTAGATTCTTTAATGACTTAGATGCACAAGAGATATCGTGGGTTAGACCTAAAAAGAAATATCTACCTATGTATTTACCTACCAGACGTTCTAATAAGTTATCTAGTATTAGTATTGCTGTAGACACATCAGGCTCTATTACCCAAGAACAATTTGACCAATTCATTACTGAAATTTCAGCTATCTTTAGATTCTTACAACCTAAAGATTTAGAGATTATTCAATTTGATTATGGGATTAAAGCCATTAATAGAGTCAAAGATATTAACCAACTCAGAACCATTGGTTTCATAGGTGGTGGTGGTACTAATGTAACAGAGGTTATCCAACATTTCATTGATAAACCAAGTAAAGCATTAGTTATCATTACAGATGGTTATTTATCCACTGATTTACCTAAACCTAATAACCCTGTTATTTGGGTAGTATTTAATAACCCTAACTTTGAGCCACCATTCGGTCAATGTATTTATTTTGATTTATAAGGAATATGTATGACTATTAAATTATCTAAATCACAAGAGCAAGTCATTGAACTTGCTTTAGATTTAACTGAATAGGCGCAGCTTTAGGGAACTTTCACCTATTGGAGGAGTAATATGAAAAAGCAGCAGTATGCTAGTTTACTCAAACTTATATTCTTTGATATATCAGCATACCTTAAGAACTTCAAATACCGTATTCATATTAAACAAAAGGAACTAAAAGGAACACCAAATTTTACTTTCAAGGGTGACAGTTATATCTTATCACAGGATGAAACTATTAAGTCTTTAGATACATCTTTAAGAGGTGACTTTACTGAGTATTTATCTTTAGTTAATGATGTTGAAACCAAGAGAGAAATAGTAGCAGAGTATGTTGCTGTAAATGTACCTAGAGGTACAACTGAAGAACTCATTACTGCTTTCCCTAAATCCTATTTAGAAGATTGGTATCAACAAACTATTAATGCTCAAGTACCTGATTCACATAGACCTAAAGACTATTTAGTTATTAAAGAAATCTTAGATTATATGAAGGTATTTGATTCACTATGAACGCACTATATTGGCATAATCCGCAATCAACCTATAAAGTAGCTGTTCTTATTAAGGACAGCTATTTAGTTGATGAAGGTATTAAGAAATTCTATATTGATTATATAAACCCAGATATTACAGATACTCAAGTTATCTGTTTTGGTTTGAAATATGTCAATAATAAAACTACAGCAGCAATGGCTAGAGAACACTTAAATAAACTAGCATCTGCTATTGTTAGACTAGGTATTACACATCTATATGTACCAGATGCTACTTACTTTAAGGTATTAACCAAAGAGAAAAAAGCAGATGTACATTATGGTTATGTACTACCATGTAAATTTAAAGGCTTAGAACACCTTAACGTAGTATTAGGAGTAAACTATGGTCAATTAATGTATAACCCTAATCTAGTAGAGAGAATGGAACGTACACTTAATACACTAGTAGATAGTGTTAATGGCTTATATAAGCCACGAGAAGCCGCTCTAAATGATGTTAGCTATCCTAACCACTGAAGACATTGAATTAGCCTTAGAACGTCTTAAAACGCATTCTAGGCTTACTTGTGATATCGAAACATACTCACTTAAGCTTAGAGATGCAGGATTAACTACTATTGCATTTGCATGGTCTAAACATGATGGTATTGCTTTCAAAGTAAACCAAGAAGCAAGAGTAATGTTAAAGAGATTCTTTGAATCTTATAAAGGGCAGCTAATATTTCATAATGCATCTTTTGATGTTAAAAATATTATCTTTACTTGTTTTATGAAGCATCCATTAGATTATCAAAATATGCTACATGGATTGCATACCATGTGTAAGCATCTACATGATACTAAGATTATTGCTTATCTAGCTACCAATAGTACAGCAGGTAATGAGCTTGGTTTAAAAGATTTAAGTCAAGAGTATATGGGTAATTATGCTGAAGATGTATCTGATATTACATTATTAGATGATAAGACACTTTTAGAGTATAACTTAAAAGATGTGTTAGCTACTATGTATGTGTTTGAAAAATACTATCCAATCATGCTTAAAGATAATCAAGAGAATATCTATAAAACACTCATGCTACCTAGTCTTAAGACCATCATACAGATGGAATTATGTGGTATGCCTATTGATGCTAAAGAAGTACAGATAGCTAAAGGTGTATTACAGACCAATGCAGATAAATACCTTAAAAATATTCACTCTAATCCTTACGTAGTTACAGCTACTATGGATTTAAAAATGAGAGAATTAGCTAAGATTAATGCAGCACTTAAAACCAAGCAACATGGTATTGAGAAAGTGGCTGATTATGAGTTTAACCCTAACTCTAATCAACACCTACAATTCTTATTATATGATGTTATTGGTCTACCTGTTATTGATACTACCAGTACAAAACAACCTGCTACTGGTGTTGATACACTAACTAAATTAATTAACCATACTGCCTCAGATAAGGTAAAAGAGTTATTACAGTCTCTTATTGATTTATCTAAAGTTAATAAGATACTAAGTGCTTTTATACCTAGCTTTGAAGATGCTTTTGTTAAAGATAATAGTAGCTATCTACATGGTTCATTTAACTTAGGGGGTACATTATCTGGAAGACTGTCTAGTAGTAATCCTTAATATTAGGGCGTTAAACCAAAAACGGTTTAATGAATTTTTACCTAAACGGTGAAACTCCTTATGGTGCATTCTGCACCTTTGTGATTTTAATCACAAAAGGACAATACCGTGCTAAATGTTAAGCAAATTAAAAATTTTGAAGGTCTATATTCAATCAGTTCTTGTGGAAAAGTTTTTAATCAAACCAAGCAGATGAAGACTTATTTTACAAAAACGGGCTATGAATCTATTAAATTACATGACAAAACAGGAAAAAGATTTAATAAAACAATTCATCGTTTAGTCGCTGAAACTTTTATTCCAAACCCCTTAAATAAACCAGAAGTCAATCATATTGATGGAGATAAATCCAATAATGATATAACCAATCTTGAATGGGTAACATCTTCAGAAAATAAAAGACACGCTAAAGATACTGGTTTGAATCCTTATAACTACCCCACTAAAGGTAAGAAATTCGGTAAAAGCTCTAAATTTAGAAATGTTACTTGGAATAAAAGTAAAAGAAAATGGCAAGCCAGTATAAGTTATCAAAACAAAGTTATAGGGCTTGCTAGATTTGACGATGAAATAAGTGCTGCACTTCATGTAAATTATTTAATTGATTTATATAAGTTAGATAGACCTAAAAATATTGTTTGACTAAATGCCTAACGACTATCCCTGAAATGGGAGTACACTATAAGCGATTGATAGTGGAAACGGTAAACAGCTTACTGGGTAAAGCCAAAGCTGAAATGATATAGTCTGCTCTTAATGGTAACATTAAGCAGTTCATCAGATAATACCTGTGAGAACGCAGTAGGTGTAGCGAACCTACTGGAACATGAAGGAATTTACAACAATTACCTAGTGGCAGTGCCTACGGTAAATTAGTAAAGAAGTGTTTTAAAGCACCTAAAGGGTGGCTATTTATGGGTAGTGATTTTTCTAGTCTTGAAGACCGTATTAATGCACTACTTACTAAAGATAGTAACAAGTTAAAAGTTTATACTGATGGCTATGACGGTCATAGCTTACGTGCTTATTACTATTGGAAAGACCAAATGCCTGATATTGAAGATACAGTAGATAGTATTAACTCTATACAAGACAGGTATAAAGCATTAAGACAGGCTAGTAAATCACCCACCTTTGCACTTACTTATAATGGTACTTATCTAACTCTGATGAATAACTGTGGTTTCACTGAAGAAGAAGCCAAACAGATTGAAGCAAACTATCATGAGTTATATAAAGAATCTGATGAATGGGCTAAAACTAAATTAGAGACTTGTTCTAGGCAAGGTTATATTGATGTAGCTTTTGGTTTAAGAATCAGAACACCATTAGTAGGTAAGACTGTCATAGGCTCATCTAAGACACCTAATATGGCTTCAGCAGAGGCTAGAAGCGTTGCTAATGCATTCAGTGGACAATCTTATGGTTTATTAACTAATAGAGCCCTAAACGAGTTTATGGAGCGTGTATGGGACTCTGAATACAGATATGACATTCTACCTGTTGCTACAATCCATGATGCTATTTATTTAATGGCTAAAGATGATATACGTATCGTTAAATGGATTAATGATAACTTGATTGAATGTATGGCTTGGCAAGAGTTACCAGAGATTCAACATGATGAAGTTAAGCTTGTTAGTGAGCTAGGCATTTTCTACCCTAATTGGGCTAATGAAATTACCTTACCAAACCATGCAACTGAGCAAGAAATATTAGATATTTGCCTTAACAAGTAACTTGTAATTATATAAAATAATTTTATAATTGTATAAACTTCTATTAATAATAGGAATACTATGCACCATATAAAAAAAGATGCTTACAAGAACTTTGAAGGCAAAGATAATATTATCTTTGGTGATGCTGAACTACCTTATATCCCACGCCTAAAGGCGTGGGATATTCCTAATAATGGGTATATTACCGATAAACAAGATGCTCTAGATTATGCAGTTAAAATGCATACATACATGAAAGGAGCTAGACTTAAACGTAAACAAAGATGGTATTTACAATGAAAGCAATTAAAGAGCCAGTATTATGTATCTTACAAGATGCACTAGCAGAACAATGTATCCCTAATACAGGTATGGGTATTCGACCTTTTGAATGGGATAAAGTAGATTTAGACCATATTGCATTACTTACTCGTAATGTATGTGATGACCCTAAATATAAATCTGTAGGTGAATACTTCCCACAGATTATTCCCTATATTCTAGTAAGAAACCGTGAAGGTAAAATCCTTACTTATTCACGTGGTAAAGGTACTGAGGATAGACTTCATGCATTTCGCTCCATTGGTTTTGGTGGGCATATTGATTATATAGATGTATTTAACCACCCAGATAATCTTATCTCTGCTATTCAAATAGGTGCAGATAGAGAGATTGCAGAAGAATTGGATGCAGATGGTGATATATTTCCTAACATTAAACCAGATAATATTATCATTGATTATACCAATGATGTAGGCAGGGTTCATGTAGGTGTATTATTTGATATTACACTTGATGAAGTTAATACTAATACAGATGAAATCTCTGATGCTAAATGGGTAGCACTAGATGAACTTAAACAGTCTAGTGATAAATATGAAAACTGGTCTAAATTAGTTATCAACTATATTAGTAATAATATAGTATAATCTCTTTTGTTGGTTTAGGTAATCAGACAAACCAAACCAACATCTAGAGCCATTAGCTTAATTGGTTAAAGCAGCGAACTCATAATTCGTTGAGTACAGGTTCGAGTCCTGTATGGCTCACCATATAGTATAGTTTATGCAGTGTGAACTGGTACGATAACAAGTAACTTATAACGACTTGGTAAGTGAAAGTGTGTAGTATCTTCCTTTGGGTGAGACCTCATAGCACTGCACCCTATGTTCCCATGATGTAATGGATAGCATAACTGCCTTCTAAGCAGTTCGTCTAGGTTCGAGTCCTAGTGGGAATGCCACTTATTCGATGAGGAAATTGATTATATAAATCTATAACCCATCCTCCTTATTACATAAAACCAATAACGACATTAGTTATTTGGCAAACTAATAAGGATTTTAAAAAGCCAGTAGATAGCTACTGGCTTTATTTATTTTATTTATAGACTATTTAATGATAATTGCCTGTAGAAATGCCTGCGCTTGGTAAGCAATATTGGTTGCTTTATCCATACCATTAATGATTCTTCTGGCTTGTTTAAATTCTTCTAATGTCCCTTTTTTAAGGTAGTTAGATAATTTCTTACCAGTAAAAGAGCCATGAAGCATACCATAAATCATAATCTTAGATGCGATATAATGGTCTAACGCCAGTTCTGGTTTATTAACTAAATCAACATCTAGTACTTTACCCATATTCTTATAGTTAGTAAGCCAAGTTAATTGAACATAACCCCTACCATAATAAAGATGTTTTAAACCAGTATATCTGGTACCATTAATATCAATGTTACTACCATATCTCTTGCCTTTACCTTTACCATATTCTTCTATTGGTTTCATAGTATGCGCTGTTTCATGCCATGCAGTAGCCAGCATATAGGCTACATACAAAGGATTCTTAGCATCGCCACCCCACTCATTAATAGCTTTAAGGATAGCATTAAAACCATCTACTTGTGATTGGTTCAATCTACCAAATTGGTTTCTAATAACATTAAAGTCTAGTTCGATGGTTTTATCTTTAACAGTCGCTTGAGACTGTTTACCCCAAATACCATCTGCAACTAGACCTAACTTTTGTTGTAGTTTTTGTACTGTATTTATCATTATTACTCCCTATTACTTTTATCTGAGGACCCAAAGTAGAAAGACACAATATTACTTGCCCATCCTATAACAGCACCTAGCAAGATATTAACTAGGTCTTTATTTTCCATAGGTATATTAAAGTAGAACAACGAAACCAAAAGAATAAGAACAAAAATAACAATAGAAGTAGTTAAGAAGTATCTTACAAAATTTACTTTAGTAAACATTCCTCTGTTCCTCCAATTTGTCAATCTCTCTACTAAGCCTGCTAATATCATTTATATTCCTATCAATCCTTGATTCTAGTATAGTAATTTTTTCTGCTTGGTTTATCAGCTTTTGTTGTGATTCTAAACCAGCAGATACAATATAAGCACCAAAACCAAGAACAGAAACACCAAAGACAGATATAACCCATTTAATAAGTGATACTGCACCTTTAGCAGTAGTAACTTCATTATCAATAAAATCTAGCTTTGCTGTATTACTAATACGTTCTTCATGTAAGAATTTATTAAGAACAGTGAGCTCTAATATCTCATTACTTAATTTCTTAATTTCTTTATTAATATCGCCTAATTGCATTCTAAGACTATACTTATCTGTATTATTCTCCATATTATTCCTCCAAATGGTAATATATTTTAATTCTTATATTTTTAGTTATACAAATAAAATAACACCCTTTGGTAAGGGTGTTATTTTTAATATTTAATTATAGGGGAAGGGTAGATTGTCAATATCAGAAAAATAAATACTCACCACATCATCACTAAATATCAGATTTCTTGTTGTTAGCTCCTGTTTCATGGTTCTCGTAGTGCCATCTTGATTGATAATATCAAATGGTGGTACAACCTTAATATGATTGCCATCAACACAGCCTACACACGCAAGCACCACGGGTGTCATAAAATGAGGGTAGGTTTCGCCTGCCGAAAATTCCAATGAATAGTGCCCGTCATGGTCACCAATGGCATCTGTCAGTTCAGAGCTATTATTAGGATAGTACCCGACTGATAGCTTGGGGCTTAATATGCCAACACAGCGTTTGGTAATACGTGCTGGCAACAACCTAGACAATGGCACACCATGATTTTTTCTTTTGTTAATCATTGCTCTATCACTGCCCGTGCTGTTGTTATAATAATCGACACCATGATCATAGGAATGGGTAACGTGATGAGTCAGCAGTCTGGCTTCATCACTCGATAGTAATTTAATATTATTGGGGATACTTTGTCGTGTGGTTTTGGTCTGTAGAGACATTGGCATACTCCGACTACTAAAAGTCACATTGCCCTGTCTACCATACAGATTGATGCCTACTTTATTTTCTTTAATAACATTGACATCGAAAATATATATGTGAAATTTGGCAAGCTCAGCATCTGATAACCTACCATTTGAATAAAACATCATTCTAGCCATGTCATCAAAATAACCTGTATTTAGATAGACAACAGGATTACAATCTTTGGCAAGCCCATCATAATACACCCCTGTAATGGGACTGACCGCATTGGGTAAGTCTATATAGTACATACAGTATTCCTTGGTTTTTGTGTAGCTCTCCCAGTGCTTTTTTCCTGTACCAAGCCATCGACTGGTCCTCCAAGTCTTGCGGGTGCTTTCGTAAGTGTAGTTGATAAGCCGTGTCAATCTGCCAGATTTGACAAAACAAAACACCGCCTCGCTACTATCCAGAAGCTTTTGCCCCTCGGCGTTAAAAGTCCTAAAACTCATACATACCCCCAGTAGAGTTTAATTGGTGGTTTTTGTTTATTAACATTGTCTGGATGGGTCGTATCATAGATAAATCCTGTGTCTGTTGTATTCACTTCAATCCCCCATAGATTATAATCATACACATCATGCGTGCCATCACCTGCCGTTTGTGTCTGCTTGACGGTATCATTTCTTGCCATATACACAGGCACAACAATGCGGGTTGTGCCTTGTGGAATGGTGTAATTGACGGTCTGCTTTTCAGCGGTTGTTACCGTTTTATTACCGATAAATTTGGGATAACGACCTGTGATGTTGCTAATCTCACGACCATCCCTATCCCACACCCTAAGACCTGTTATCATGTGAATATCCCCAATTCTACCGCCTTTTTGCCTTGCGACTTATCATACCAGACGATTAAGCCTCTTGAATTAAGCTCAAGGCTTGAACCATCACCAAAGGTATTGTTCAGCTCAAAACGCCCATCTTTGAATAATCTCCAGCCTTGCTGTCCTGGCTCATAGTTATCCGACTGTATGCTGTCGGCAATTTTTGCCATAGTAAGTGTAGCATCAGCTACATTTTCAGCCCTAATAGAATTAGCTTGGATATGTACAGCATTAATAGAGTTAGCATTAAGATGTGTAGCATTAATAGCTTTAGCTGCTATCTTATGAGCATTAATAGAGCCTGCTTTAATATGTTTGGTTTGAATAGCATCAGCAGCAATTTCATTAGATGTAATAGCATTAGCTGCTATCTGCTCAGCAGTAATAGAATTAGTTACAAGCATACCCCCATCAATAAGAGTTTGGTTAGATGGTAATAATTCACCTGCGTTCCATATAGCAGATACAGATGCGAATTGACCAAACATAACAGAACCTGTATCTACAATAGACTCGTAAGCACTACCTGCTACGCCTACTCTACCAATTAGAGCAAATGTAGTGTTAGTTCGTTTAGATAAAGTATTATAAATTAAGTCAGTAGAACCTGCTCTCCTAAATGCATCTCTTAAATTCCTATCATTAACAATAGGTACGTTAGTTCTAGATATAATCATAACAATTCTATTATTAGTCACAGCAGTAAGTGCATTCTTCATATCCAAATAACCTGCTGCTGTCTTAGAATAGACTCCAACTGACTCTACATTTAATGTAGTTTGGTTTAGTATTTGAACTACGATACCCTCACTAGCAGTATAAGCTAATGTTCTTGAGCCAGTTGTGCTGTTAATCTTCATCCAAGCATTATTGTTATTATAAGCACCTTGAGCAGTTAAGATATGCGGTATCTTTAAATTATTAACAATACGAATAGCTGCATCCTTGGCTGCATCAGCTTTACTAGTAGCATCTATAGCTGCAGCTTCAATAGCTTTATTCTTAGCTTCATTAGCTTTTATAATAACTTCTTGCTTAGCTTCATCAGCTTTTGTATTTATTTTTTCAGCAAATGAAGCATTTAATTCACTAAGAATAGATTTAGCTACATTTAACTTAGTGTTATAAGTATTGAATTTATCATCAACATCACGCTTATCAGTAGCAGTAGTTCTACCATCTCTGATAGCAGTATTAATTGAACTAATTAGCTGAGAATGTGCTGTAATATACCCTGTTTTAGCTTCAACATACTTTCTTTCTTCTGTACTTCCCTTAGTAATACCTAATTTATAGATAGTACCAAAAGCAGTATTTAGTTCATTCTTCTCCTTATTCAATATATTGATATATTTTTCTATTGCCTTAGCTTCAGCTTCTTCAATAATCCCATCTTTAAAAGAAGAGCTAATAGTAATATTTAAATCTCTTAATCCACCATCTAAATCAGATAATTTTTTATTAACGTCATCAAAAGAAGTATCGTAATCTTCAGGCGCAGGTGTCCAGTCAGTTGCGATGGTGCCCCGTTCGAGCTTTGGTCTACTTACGGTAACCTTAGTGGCTTGTAATCGTGTTTGAATGTAACATACGTTGATATTGGCGAGTGTTTTGCCGTTTGGTACATTGAAAGTTCGCACCATACGACCTTTATAATTTTCAACAGATTGCCAAATTTCGAACCATTGTGTCGAGCCATCTGTATATACAAGACGAGTTGAAACCCCTGCTCGGTTGGCAATAGCATAAGTGGTATTTGGGTTGCCTTCAATCTCAATGTCGGCAGACAGGGTTAGGGTTGTTGCTCCTGCAACGTCATTACTAACCGTCATGGCGGGGCGACTGCCAGAATGATAGCCGCTGTATGAAACATCGCTTTTAAGAATTAAGTTACGACCACCTACTTTTAAGCTATCAATCCTATTACCTACTGCATTAATAGCTGAGTCTTTCTTATCTGCTTCAGCTTTAGCTAATTGAGTTATTTTAATATCACTGGGGATACTATCATTAATTCTTTTTAATATAGGGTTTTGTAAATTGATTTGGTTTCTAGCCCAAGTGTTTATATCATTTTGAGTAGGGATACTTGGTGAGTTAGTAACATTATTAAATTGTACTTTACCATTAAATACAATATTACCTTGTGTATCGATACTAAAAGGAACTCTAGTCTGTGATGAGTTTGATATTTTAAAACTATCAGCCATGATATTAAACTCACTTGAGTTATTTCTATCAGTAGCAGCCCATCCAACTACTCTACCTTGACTATTAACTGTTAAGCCAATCTTAGCATCTAGATTTCCTTGCATATCTAAATTCATCTGCTTATATTCTTTAATAGCAGCATTCAATACACTAGGGTCTAAATATAATCTTGGTTTCCTTATTTCAGCATTACCAACACTGACCGATTGAAAAATTACACTAATATAATTTCTTACTTCATTAGCATTTAATGCAGGACATTTAACCTGTACCTTATGTTTAGTCCATGTAGTTTGTAAAGGTACTCTAGTAGATGTATTCCTATATCTTCTATCAGTGCCTCGGAAGAAGTACAATCTAATAAGTACATTTATCTCTACATTCCCTTTAGCTTCAAATTCTAATATATACTCAGAATCTTCATTCACCTGTACTAAAGATTCAGATGCCTCATTGCTCTCTAGTCTATCTCCCTCTTTGGAAAATAATAGTACTTCTTTATATTTAGTAGTACTACCATTTAATTCCCATACACCATTATTAAGTCTAGGTGTAATAGTTTCAGATGCATGTTTTTGACTTCGCCAAGAAGTATAATTAATAGTATCAGTTAGTAAGTTACCTGCATCTCTAAACATCTTCTCGTCTACCTCACGATGTAAAGTAGCTTTAAATGTAGAACTATTATCTACAAATGAACTATCAGCAGTAGCTTTGATAATACTCTTAAGAACAGTAGATACTTCATTAACATTACCAGTACCATTAGGGTATTTAACAGACCCTTTGGTAATCTGTTTAACTAATGCTTCTGTTTCTCTTACTCTGGCTTCTGTCTCTTCTCCAATCTTAGCTTCTACATCAGCAGCAGTAGGTAGAGAACTAATAATTGCAGTCAATTCATTATCTCTTCTGGCGAATGCTGCATTTTGGGTTGATTGAGCCTTTTCAGAAGCTGCAATACTTGCATCACTATATTTTTTAAGCTCAGTCTTAGCACCATTAATTAAATCAATAGCACCTTGCTTAGCTAAATCTACTGCATCACCTTTAGCTTGAGTTATTAGAGTCTCTGTTTCTGTAAACCTAGCAGATATATTTCTATTGGTTTCAGCAAGAGACTTGGTAGAATCATTTAAAGTCTTCTCAAAACTTTCTATAGTAGATTTAGCTGTAGTAGCTATTGCCCTTACTTGACTGATTGATTCTGTAATATCTTCTGGTGCAGGAGTCCAGTCAGTAACTTTATTACCTATTTCAAGCTTAACTTTTCTTACTTCAATATATGTACCAATAGGAGGATTAATACTACCTATTAATGCCCTCACATTAGTTAAATCTTTAGGTGCAGTAAATGGCAGTACAGCTTTAGACCATACTTCAGTATTATTTAAATTATTTATACTTGGTCTAATAGCCAAATCACCATTACTGTTTAGAACATAAGTATATATTAAGTTAGGGGCATTAGTCCTATACTCAAAACTAAGTATTCCATATTCATCTCTCTTAATAGTATGCCCATAATGACCTTTAACTTGTACACCCTGATTGCCCGATACAGTAAAATCTACTCTTACATAATCAGCATGAGTACTAAATACACCTCTACCAGCACGGTAGATACTATACCCCCCAACAACTCCTGTATCTTTAAGTAAATTTCTACCACCTATATTTATATCATCAATCTTATTTACTAGCTCTTGCTTAGCTTCTACAATAGCTTGTGTGTATTCGCCTGTAAGTCTATTCTGTCTTTCGCCTAAAGCACGTACAGCATCATCATTGACTTCTTTATAGTCATCAATAGCTGTCCGAGCACTACTAGCTACTTGTTTATACTCATCTATCTTAGCTGTTAATACTGAAGTTACACCATCAGCAGATGCCTTAATATCTCTATTAGTAATGCTACGTTCTTCAATTAGTTTATTATCAAAACCAGAAGTAATCTCATCACTTTTCTTAGCTATAGTACCTTCTAATGTAGCTTTAGTTTCATTAACACTTCTGATGGTAGCAAAGTTACCTGATAACTCACTTGAGATATTATCTATACGTTCATTAATAGCAGCGTCCTGAGAGAGTCTAGACCTTTCTTCAGTCTCTATTAGACCACGTAAAGTACCATAACCATTTTCTAATTTAGTATCAATACCTTGTATTCTTAATGCTTCAGCTTCATCATCTCTAGCTTTGGTTTCTTTATAATCAGTAAATTCTGAGTACACTCTAGCTAGTTCTTGTTCTAATTCTTCTTTAGCTCTAAGTAATCTAGCATTAGCAGTTAAGCTATTCTCACTCTCTACCCAATTAGACCATGTCCTCAAACCAGTAGATTGACGTGTATATATCTTACCATTTTCAGTAACTACTTCTTGTTTAACACTACCCCTAGATACAGTACCTGATAGTACGCTAGTCTCTAGATATCCATCACCATTCTGTGTTAATCCTATTACTTTACTAGATTTAAGTTCTTTCATAGTTTTACCTAGATGATTATTTACATACCATTCAGGTGTACTATTTACAGTCTTGGTTTCTTTAATCTTAATTTCATCTAAGATTAAACTTCTAATCATTTCTTCAGATACAGCTACAGTACCATCAGGATTAGTAACAGTAGATTGTAAGTTTCTAATAGAGCCTTTGACTTCATTTAATGCACTACTTAATTGTTGTAGAGTGTTGGCACTAGCAATATCAACAGTAGATTGAACTTGTTCCATTGTAAGGATTCTAGAATTAACAACTCTATCACCTTCTTTATAATCAGCTTCTAACTGTTTAATAGATTCAGCTAATGCTTTAGTAGCAGCTGAATGTGTCTTATTATATGTTTCAATTCTGGCTTCAGATTCAATAATCTTTTGTTCTATCCCTAGTAAAGCCAGTCTAAGTTTCTCTTTAGCTGATTCATCAGTCTCTTGTAACTTCCATACGCCCCATATATCTTCGGTAATACTTACACGTTTATAAGTATCGCCATCTTCAATATAGAATACTTGAATTACTTTACCTTCCCTATAATTAGTACCTATGGTTTGAGTCTCTAGGTAACCTAATTCACCTTCGCCATCAACACCCATTACAGCAGATAGCTTAACTTCTTTAGCTAATGCATTGGGGTAATTATTATAATAATATCTAGGTAATTCATTAGTATCTCTGGTATCTAATATCTTATCTTTAGCATTAGAATACTTAGCTACCATCTCATCAGCTACAATATTGGTAACTTGTTCAGGTGTTATAATAGATTCTTGAAGAGACTTAATTCTACCTAATGTAGTTTCAGTTTTACCTTCTAACTCTTCTAGCTTAGATAGATGTGCTTTATTAGCATCACTAACTGACTTAATCTCTTCTCTGATAGCACCTTCTAACTTACCATCTAAGCTAAGAAAAGAAGTATTAAGTTCAGAGATTTTTCTAGCTAATCCTTCTTGTTCTGTGGATACAGTTTCAATAGCTTCATTAAACTTAGCACCAATTTTACCATCTACATTAGCTTCTAATAGTGTTACCTTCTCAGCTAATGCTCTATTTGCTTCTGTAAGCGTTCTAGATTGCTCTGTAAGCTTAGCTTGAACATTTACATCATTCTGTTTAAATGAGCTCTCTAGCGTGCTTATACGCTCGCTATAGGACTGTTCTAGATTAGAGTAGGTACGTTTAACATCTTCAATAGTAGAAGTAGAATCATTAACCTGTGCAACCATGGAGGTGAGCTGCTGAGATAAAGCTTTATAGCCATCAATTCTACTTTCATTCTCTTCCCTGATTCTAGCTAATAGCCTCTTATTACTATCTTCATATAGAGATTCTAATTGCGATACTTTACTTGCTAATAGAATATCATCAGCAGTTCTAGTAACTATAGTCTGTTCTAGTGCTGATACTTTAGAGTTGATACCATCAGTAATTGACACTAATTCTAGTTGTAAATCTTTAGTAGCACTATTTGAATTATTAGATAGATTACCTAGAGCATCTTCCAATGCTTTTAATCTTAAACCAAGAGCAATACCATCACTATTAAATCTAGTATAGATTTCGCCTGCAATACTATCCCTGATAGCTTGTATATCAAGACTAGATACTCGGTTGTTAATAGATGAAATAGCATTACTTAATTCAGTTAATTTAAACTCAGTATTAGCTGTAATAGACTCACCGAGTCTTTCTATTAACTGGTTTAAATAATCTACATCTACACTTTCTACATCGCTAAGTAGTCTAGTTAATAGACCATACTCAAGAGATGCTTTAATCTGTTTCATGTATTGGTCATCTAATACTAAATGACCATGTGTAGGTCTATAAATATTTAAATATCTTTCAGCCTCTTCCTTAATTTTATTCATAACTTTTATTTGGTTATCTTTGTTAATTCCATTCATAATTACTCTACCTTCCTTTACTGGGCAGTTCTGCCCTGTTGTGGTTTTGTTTTTTAGTATATGGTACAGCGACATTTGATTATCTACTAGCAGTAGATACTAGCAGTATTATATTACTCTTTAAAACCCTTTCATAATTTTAATATACTGAGTTCTTAATGTTCACAGTTCTGTTATGCCTTTGTAGTTTTGTTATTGGTTTAGCAAAAGGAATATCAATATATGACAATCATAGAAAAAATTGAAGATACACTTAGAAAGTCTAATGGATTTGTATCAATCCATGAGCTGAATAAATGTACTAAAAACCATCGTTTAATTAAAGAAGTATCTAATAGACTTGGTTACTTTGAAGTTTTTAAACCAAGAAGTAAGAAGTTACTAGGTGTAGCTGATTATAGATATTCCCATGCATGGGGAGGAATGAATGAAATTTTCGAACATTAATGGTCATATGGCTATGTCATTACACCCTAATAAGTCATCCTATTTTGTGGGTGATTGGGATAATCCAAAAGTAAGAGAAAAAATATTTAAGAAACCAAGAAAATATATAGTAGAAATGCAGTTAAAAAGCATTGATGGTGCTAAAGCTGTTACTGAATATAAGATTAATATTAAGTGCTCTAAATGGGATTTAAGCAAAGAAATCTTTAGAGCATTGAAAGATGTTCAAGAAGATTACCCTGATGTACCCATTGATTACACACAATCATATGCAATCATCAAACTTAATAAGGACACTTAATGACTAAATTATATACAATTCCTGAGATTAAATGGAAAACAGCATTACTACATCAAGATGGGATAGTAAGAGAAGTTAAATTCACTGAAGACACTTTTATTAAGTACTTTATCCATGCTGAGATAGATGGTATGCATCGTTGCTATTATGGTAATGGTAGATTCAGAGATTTCAAGACAGAGGAAGAAGCTAAAGAGTGGGTATCTGAAGTACACTACCCTGCTCAAGTAGAAAAGTATCTTAATCTGATAACAAATCAAACCCATAACAAACCCACCGCCAAGCAACAGGAAACGGAGATATTACTATAGTTAACTTTGAATTAATAATAGGCAAGATTCTATTTTATTTTTAAGGGGGTTTGTTTTCTTATCTTTCTCACATTTACCTATAATAACCAAACTGACCAACAATAAACAGCGGAGTAAATGCTATGACAGACTACCTTGTACATCTAGGCAAATATTTAGAGCCATCTGACCTACGCCACGACCCCCAGAGGAGAATTAGAAATGAATATTGGCAAAGCAATTAAACTATGTCGTAACCAAAAAGGCTTTACTAAAGCTAAATTAGCAGAAATTTCTGGATTGTCTATTTCCCACTTGACTCTTTTAGAGCAAGGAAAAAGAGACCCCAAGCTATCTACCATAGAAAAAATTTGTAATGCTCTTAATATTCCACTCATAGTTTTAATATTTTTGGCTACTGAAAATCATGAGAATACCGCTATTAGTGCAGAGTTATCTGAAAAATTATCTTATCTCGCCCTATCCTTAATGAACAAATCAAATGGATAACAATAAATTTCATTTCCCTTATAAACCATCAACCAACAACAAAAGGTAAACACTATGAACATTGACAACCTAACCTTAGGTCAAATCAAACAAATCCAAGCCCTGCTTGGCAACACAAGCATGCCAGACACTCAATCGCCAGATGGACTGAATGCCATGATTGGCAAAAAAGTCATCATCCGCACCTACTCAGCAGGGGTTTGGTTCGGTACGCTAGAACAGAAAGCAGGTAATGAAGTGATTATTACCAATGCTCACAGAATGTGGAAATGGTGGGCAAAAGAGGGTATTAGTCTATCTGCTTGTGCTTTGTACGGTGTAAAGCACGATGACTCAAAAATCGTAGAGCCTGTGGAATCTGTATGGCTTGAAGCCATTGAGATTATCCCATGTACTGATACTGCAATCCAGTCATTAGAAGGTGCACCATATGCGAAAGCCGAGTAAACCAATCATACATGGCTATGGCTACGGCAATGGCGATAGCGGTGGCACTAGAAGTGACTATGGCATGGGCAGTGGCTATGGCAGTGGCATGGGCAGTGGCTATGGCGATGGCGATGGCAGTGGCTATGGCGATGGCAGTGGCTATGGCTTGGGCACCGGCAATGGTTGTGGCATACTCGATGGCAGTGGCATGGGCAGGGGCTATGGCTATGGCAGTGGTACTGACTATGGCTATGGCTATGATGATAGCTATCGTGCAATCAACATATTTTAATCTATTTAAGGAGTATTTTTATGAATGAATTAACACCACCTGAAGTCGTGCAAGCACTACTCGACGGTAAGAAAGTAGAAATCAGAGCCGTTATTGACTCGCAGAACAGTGACTGGAAACCACTTGATGAACACGAGGTTAACATCAGAGTACTAACCAATGGGTTTTTTATGTTTCGCCTAGCTCAAGAAATGATTACCGTTGGTGATGTGAGCTTTCCTAAGCCAGAGAGTGAACCGCTAGAAGTAGGTACCGTATACTGGGTAGCTGCACCAACTCACCAATATTATTCATCAATAACCACATTCATCTGGGGAAATGGCAGAGATGATAAACGGTACCTGCAAAGAGGGTTTGTGCATTTGACGCGAGATGCTGCGATTCAGCATGCCAAGGCACTAGTTAATTTAAGCGGAGGAAGTATTGATGCAGAATAAAACCTTAATTGAATTGCTCGAATGGCTTAACAGTTTACCAAATAGAGATTTTTTCAATGACTGATTTAATTTTATATCTGTATTTGATTGATGTTATAGGTAGTATAGCTTTTAGTACAAAAGCTATAGCGGTAATTTCCATTATAATTTTATTTTTTATTGTTGTTTACTTGTTTTCAGAAGCATCTTATCTTGACCGAGATGATGTAAAGCATATCGCAAATAAGTATTGCAAACCTATTGTGATTGCACTTACCTTAACAAGCCTTATGTTAGCGGTTATACCCAGTAAGCAGACAATGTACATCGCGTTAGGCTTACATACAGCTAACCAAGTTCTGCAACACCCACAAATGGTTGAAGTGGGCAACCAAGCAATGCGTATTCTACAGGCGAAACTCGAAGAATACGAGAAAGAATTAGCAAAGGAGAATATAGATGATTAAAGCAATCATCATCGCTGACAGCGTATCAGCACATACAGGACAGCGTATTACTACTTTTGAGTTAGAGTACAATCGCTTTATCCACAGTGAGCTCATGACACACCGTCAGTTCTCACGCAATGCAGCGAGTAGTAGAGCCATTCCCATTGATAAGATGATTGAGCTAGTGGAGAATAACACTGCCTACCCCATCCACTGGGGAGAAAACCAGTCAGGCATGCAAGCTAAAGATGAAGAGGTAGATATAACCAGAGCCAAAGAATATTGGTTGCAAGCACGAAACAATGCTGTATATGTGGCTAAATGTATGAGAACTCTTGGCTTACATAAGCAGATTGTCAATCGTATACTTGAACCATTTCAAATGATGAAAACGCTAGTAACTGCTACTAACTTTGATAATTTCTTTAATCTACGCTGTCATAAAGACGCACAGCCTGAGATTAAGCACTTAGCTGATTTAATGTATCAAGCAATGCAAGAGAACACACCCGAAGTATTAAGAGCAGGTGAATGGCATACACCTTATGTCAAACATAAAAGAACTCCTGACGGTGAGCTTCATTACATTGCTGATAATATGCTCATTCCAGTGAATGCCGCTATTCAAATCTCTTGTTCTTGTGCAGCACAAGTATCTTATCGTAAAAATGATACCAGCATTGAAAAAGCATTGGCTATCTATGACAAGCTCGTTAATAGTGAGCCAGTTCATGCCAGTGCTTTTGAGCATTGTGCTATGCCTATTGACCCATCAGGGGAGAGCGATGAACCTGAGGGAATTACTCACTGGTATAGCTATAGAAACAAATACACCTTTTATTCAGGTAACTTCACAAACTGGGTACAGTACAGACAGCTTATCCCCAACCATGATTGTAAAAAATATAAGGAACAACAATGACAGATGTAAATGAAATTTTAAACGAAAGAAAAAGCCAATATGGTTCTTTTGAAAATGTAGCACTTTATACAGAGATAGTTAATAAAGTACTAAGTAATAATAAAGAACAAAGAACAGATGTCATGAATATGGCTATTTATATGATTGCTAGTAAATTAGCTCGTATTGCTAGTGGTAATCCAAGCCTTAAAGACAACTGGGTAGATATTGCAGGCTATGCTCAACTCGTTATTAAAAATCTAGAAGAATCAGGTTCAGATAATGTACACGAATCATTCTAATATTTCCCTACCTTTAGCAGTATTTTTAGCAACTGATGAGTATGACCACGAAGATGGTGTAATTAGTGCTACTACTTTACTTAAGCCAATCAGACAAGTAGTATTAACACAGAGACTCAATAAAGATGAAGTAGCTGTAGATATTTCTAATTTGGTCTCTTCACGTATGGGTACTGCTATCCATACTGCTATTGAGAAAGCATGGCTTAATCCATCTAAAGCATTAGCTGATTTAGGTTACTCACCTAAACTTATTGAACGTATTAAGGTTAATCCTGACACAGTCAATAAAGGTGATATTCCTGTATATATGGAAAAGCGTAGCTATAAGCAAGTAGGTAAGTATAAAGTTAGTGGTAAATTTGACTTCGTGGCTGAAGGTAGAGTACAAGACTTTAAATCTACATCAGTATTTACATATTTAAACCAAAGTAATGCAAATAAGTATGCATTACAAGGTTCTATATATCGTTGGCTTAATCCAGATATTATTACTCAAGATACCATGACCATTCATTATGTATTTACTGATTGGAATAAAGTGGAAGCTACACGTAATAAGAATTACCCTGCTAACAGAGTACTATCACAACAATATACTCTAATGTCAATAGCTGATACAGATAGATTTGTTAAGTCTATTATCTCCAATATTGATAAGTACAAGAATGTACCTGAACCAGAGTTACCTTACTGTACTGATGAAGACTTATGGAGAAAACCAACAGTATGGAAGTACTATAAGAACCCTAATAAACTTGAACGCTCTACTAAGAACTTTGAAACACAATCTGATGCATTAGCACAGCTTGTTAAAGATGGTTCTGTAGGTATCGTTAAAGAAGTTAAAGGTCAAGTAGTTGCTTGTAGATACTGCCCTGTTTTTCATTTATGTACTCAAAAAGATAAATTTATCAACACAGGCGAACTTACTCTATAATTTTTTTTTATCCTAAAGGACAGATTATGTTAAATAAATTAGAAAACCTATCTCTTAGTGCATCAGATTTCATTACTAATTTTTTTGTTTTAATAGTTGTATGTACACTGCTACATTTTTTTATAGCAGTAACTAGTTTTGTCTTCTCCGAACGAATTGCTCAGTGGTACTTATTCGGCATTTTTCTAGTAGCATTACTAGTATCTTTTGAATTAAAAGGACAGTAGTTATGAAACCAATAGAACAAATGAGGTATCACCCTACTACTGAGAAGCTAGTAAAGATACTTCAAAGTAAAACTCAAAACAGTAACCCTTTATTTTTTAGGGTTATTATTGCTTATTACCTATCAGTTATTGCATCACAAATGCGTGTAAGCATTAAAGGATGGAGCGGAAAGGCTACCATCCCTATTAATCTGTATGCGTTGGCTTTATCACCTAGTGGTTCGGGTTTGAAATAAGCCCCAGTATGTAGTGATACATATTTGTAAATTCCCTTAATTGCTGGGAAACCCTTAGAGTCTTAGAACTACAACAAGATTTGAAAAGATGATTGTGAATGTTTAAAAATCTAAGAATTGGGCAATCAGCAGCCAAGTACCTAATGCGAAAGCTATGGTAAAGGTTCAACGACTATCCGTAAGGAGTAAGACCAAGTGGTCTGAAATGGGGAATATCTTACAAATCTGACATACTCCTATTATAGGAGAAGGTATGGAGGTTTGGAGAGACATTACAGGTTATGAAGGGTATTATCAAGTAAGTAATTTAGGCAATATTAAAGCTTTATACAGAGAGTTTATTGGTAAAGATGGTGTAATCAAGAAGTACCCAGAACGGTTATTAAAACTAGATGAATGTTGTACATCAAAGGTCAAATACCAAAGGGTAACTTTAAGTAAAAACCATAAAACCAAGAGATATCAAGTACATAGGCTTGTTGCTGCACACTTTATTGCTAATCCAACAAATAAACCATTTGTTAATCATATTGATAACAATGGTTTAAACAACGAAGTTACAAATTTAGAGTGGGTAACCCACTCAGAAAATATGATTCACGCACAAAAACAAGGTAGGTTATTTCATGCCCAAAGTGCAGGTGGTAAAGCTGGTAGCTATACAAACAGATTAGCTATGCTATCCAAAGTGAATCAAATGATTGGTAAAGATTATGGTTGCTATAGGGTGCTGGAACTCTTACCGCAAACTAAACCAAAAGAGAACTTATTAAAAGTTCAATGTAACAAGTGTCATAACGAGTATGTCAGGTCACTTACTTACATCTATAACAACGCACCTGATAAGTGCATTAGATGTAAGCGTAAGTGAGTAAGATAAAGATATAGTCTAGCCTTGTATGAAAGTACAAGCAGTTCATAAGAGAACGCATTAAGTCTAACGAACTTAATGGAATATAAGCGAAAGGTCTATCTACCACTATGCTTGAGCAAGAAGTTATTAACACATTTAGGAATGTATTCCTTGAACATACTTTCCCTGTTAGTGCTGAAGCGCATTGTGATGAGCTGGCTAATAAACGTGCAGCTAGAAATGGTACTGATGCAGGTGATGAATTAGTTAAACTAGGTAGAGATTTCCAATCACTTGGTGCACTACTATTTAGTTTTGATAGTGCTACTACACCTGCCATTAAACAGATGAGACAGAAGCTATTAATGGCTAATCTAGGCTCATGTAACTTACAGGTAGATGAGATTGGTGCTAACTTCTCAGCTTCCGTAGAAGCTCTTACAGCCTATCTGGAGCTCTACGATAAAGGCTTAATTAAAGATAAACTAGTTAAATCTACCTCAGAAAATACCAGATTTGAGCGTATTGATGGTGCTACACCTGCTAATATGCTCCTATTTGGTACACCTTCTAAGCTATTAGATGGTTCTAGAACCGAAGAGCAACTGATGGAAATGCTAGAGATGGGTTATGCTCGTAGATGTTTCTTTGGCTATACAGATAGAGCAACAAAGGTATTTGATAAGACAATTGATGAACTTATGAATGATATGTTCGATGATTCTTATGATGAATACTTAGAAGAACTATCTGATGAATTAGGTGAACTTGCTAACCTATCTAATACCAATAAAGTATTAGAACTAAGCCAAGACACACGAAGACTATTAATTGAATATAAAGTTAAGTGTGAAAAACAAGCAAGTGAACTGTCTGAACTAGAAGTCATCAAGCGCAGTGAGATTGAACATAGATACTTTAAGGTTATGAAGTTAGCAGGTGCTTATGCATTTGTTGATAAGTCAGATACCATTGAAGTTACCCACGTCGAATACGCTATTAAACTTGCCGAAGATTCAGGTGAAGCATTTGGTAGAATCATGACACCACAACGTGGTTATGTTAAGTTAGCTAATTACTTAGCTGAAGTACGTGGCGAAGTTACCTTAGCTGACCTTGATGAAGACTTACCAAGTTTCCGCGGTAGTAAAGCTCAAAAAGATGAGCAAATCATGATGGCTACTGCTTGGGGATATAAAAATAATATCATTATTAAGAAATCTTATCTTGATAGTATTCTATTCCTACACGCAGATAGTATTGAAGAAACCGATACAGATAAGCTTATTATCTCATATACCAATGCCCCAGATATGACTAAGGGCTATCGTAATGAGACAGCTAAGTTTGAAGACTTACCTAAGCTATTTAAAGCTGATGGTTTCCATTGGCTATCTCATCATGTACAACATGGCTACCGTAAAGAAGAAAATGGCATCTCTGGTTTTAATCTCTTGGTTTTAGATGTAGATGGTTCTACCAATTTATCTACAGCTAAGCTATTGTTAAATGGGTATAAAGCCATCTACTACACAACCAAGAGACATACAGATTCAGAGAATAGATTTAGAATTATCTTACCTACTAACTATACATTAAAAATGGATAGTAAAGAGTATAAAGAGTTCTATAATAATATTCTTAAAGATTTACCATTTGAGGTAGATACCCAATGTGCTATACGTACTAAGAAATGGTTATCCAATGCTAATGCAGAAGTATCAATTATAGATGGTGAGCTATTTGATGTATTACCTTATATCCCTAAATCTAGTAAGAATGCTGAACGCGAACAACGTTTAGAATCCCAACAAGAGTTAGATAACCTAGAAAGATGGGTTATTAATAATACAGGTGATGGTAATAGAAATAATATGCTACATCGTTATGCATCAGTATTGATGGATGCAGGTTTTAGCTTTGAAAGTATTAAAGAGAAAACTATTGCTTTAAATAATAAGTTAATAGATAAACTTGATGAACTGGAGTTAGCTAATACAATATTCCATACCATTGCAGGTAAGATGGCATCTATGGGCAGAATGTAGCTTTTAACCATAACATCGCATTCTGCGGTGTTATGGTTTTGTTTTTAAACCATGTCAATTGTCTAACAACTTTTTAAATTTCTACTATTTGTAGATTAGATTAGATAACCATGTCAATTAATCATAGGAGACTTTATGAGTCAAGTTAATGACCATTTAGTACTTATCTGTGGTGAATCTAGTACAGGTAAATCAGCCTGTTTGAGAAACCTAGAGAACGTACTTTATCTAAATTGTGAATCGGGTAAGAAGTTACCCTTCAAACCAAAGAACTTTAAAGAAGTCACCATTACTGACCCATACCAAATCTACGAAGCATTTGATTGGGCAGAGAATCAGCCTGAAATTAAGTATGTAGTACTTGATGGTCTTAACTTCTTGATGGATATGTTTGAATCAGTGCACGTATTAACTGCTGCAAATACCATGAAAGCATGGTCTGATTACTCTCAATTTTTTAAGAACCTAATGCAACAGTATGTAAGTAAATCAACTAAAAATGTTATCTTTACAGCACATACTAAATCTGCACTTAATGAGGCTGCTATGGTTATTGAAACTAAAGTACCTATCAAAGGTGCTCTAGCCAATCAAGGAGTGGAAGCATATTTTAGTAGTATCGTATCTACCAAGAAAGTTAAGTTAAAAGATTTAGAAAACTACTCTAATGAATTACTTACTATTACTAATAAAGAGAAAGCATTAGGATTCAAGTATGTATTTCAAACACAGATTACAGCGGATACAGTTAATGAACGTATGCGCAGTCCAATGGGTCTATTTGAAGACAATGAAACTTATATCGATAACGATGCTAAACTATTAATGGATAGACTTAATGAGTATTACGCAGACTAAACTCAAAGAATATCTTAACTATAACCCAATCACAGGAAACCTTACTTGGAGAAAAAGACCAAGTAAGAATATTCATTTACATGCCAGAGCAGGTACTCTTGATAAGAATGGATACCGTTATATCTCATTATTAGGTAAACGATACCCAGAACATCGTCTAATATGGTGTTTAGTTCATGGTCAATTCCCTGATGGAGATATAGACCACATTAACCAAATACGTGATGACAATAGATTAGAGAATCTACGTGTTGTATCTAAAGCAGAGAATGCTAGAAATAGAACTCGTAAAAACTCTAGACTAGATGAAGTAGGTATATGGTGGTGTAAAACACGTAAACGCTATGTAGCAGAGATTACCAAGAATGGTAAAAAGGTATATCAAAAATCTTTTAAAGATATTGATGAAGCCATTAAACAACGTAAACTTAAATCTATTGAACTTGGTTTCCATGAGAATCATGGTCAAACCAGAACTAAATATTAATTAACCCAACGGAGAAACAATCATGTCAATGTTTTCAGACATTCAAACCCCCCAAAATGTAGCAGAAGAGAAAGATGTACTAGGTGGAGGATTTAAGCCACTAGACACAGATGTATATCTAGCTACTATCAAACACGCTTATGGTTCAGTAGCACAGTCAGGCGCTAAAGCAGTAAACTTCGAGTTTGAGTTAGAAGATGGACGTAAGTACCGTGAAACATTATATGTAACTACTCGAGAAGGTAAACCTACATATACCAATAAAAAAGGTGAAGTAAACTACCTGCCTAGTTATTCTATTGTAGATGGCATCGCACTGTTCACTACCCAAAAACCACTGAATGAACAAGTTACAGAATCACGTGTAATTAACCTATATGATTTTGGTGCTAAGAAAGAACTACCTAAAGAAGTACCTATGCTAATGGATATGGTAGGTAAACAAGTTAGACTTGCTATCTCTCTTAACTTAGTAGATAAGACTGCTAAGAATGATAACACAGGTAAATACGAACCTACTGGTGAAACCAAAGAAGAAAACAGTATCACTAAAGTATTCCATCCAGTAAGCAATAAAACAGTACCTGAAGTTAAAGCAGGACAAGAAGCATCATTCCACGATGCATGGCTAGAAAAAAATAAAGGTCAAGTATTTGACAAGACCACTAAAGCTAAGCCCACTACTGCTACTAAAACCACTACTTCATCTCTATTTACATAAGGATATATAATGATTATTATTGAAAATATGCAAGAGCTGGTACAAGCAATTCAAAAATGGCACGTTTGTAACCTTTGGGCTATCAGCCAACTAAAAGAACAAACTCATGACGGTGCTGCTATTGCAGCGTATGAGGACTGTCTAAATATATTCTCTGAACTACCCCTTGATATATTAGTAACTATCAAAAAAGAGTTTGAAGATACTCTATTTGAAGATGAGTAATGAACATACTTGGTTTAGACCCATCATTAAATAATTTTGGTATAGCTAAGGGTATCTTAACAGATACCCTTAGCATTATATATACTGATGTTATCCAACATAAAATTAGGAAAGATAAGACCAAACAGAATAGCCGTGATATTAATGCTGCTCTACATATATTTAAACATCTTTATCCATTACTTAAAGATATAGATGTAATTATTGTAGAAGTACCTATTGGCTCACAATCTTCTAGGGCTATGGTTTCATATGGTGTCTGTATTGCTCTCATTGGCGTTATAAGCTATTTTAACCCTAAAGTGATACAAGTATCCCCATTTGATGTTAAGAAGCTTGTAGGCTCTCGTACAGCCTCTAAAGAAGATGTTATTCACTGGGTTCAATCTAAACATCCAACACTAAACTTACCTAAAGCAATAGGAAAAGCAGAACACATAGCAGATGCTATTACTGCTATTCATGTTGGTTTAGAAACCAAACAATTTAAGGAATATTATGAAAATCGTTCTATCTAAAGATGATGTAACCACAGCAATCACTAATCACATTGAAACACTTGGCTTGGTGCTTGACATCAAACAAGCTACCTTTACAGGTATTAGTGATGTAGAGGTAGAATTTGGTGATAAGAAAACCAAGAAGAAAAAGATTGTAGATGAGCCTGTAAGCACTGTAGAAGCACAGGAAGAGCCTACTGAAGGCAATGACACTACTCAAGAAGTGGAGCTTGTAGAAGTTAATACAGAGCAATCTGAAGAGTCTAGTGACTCTAATAATTCTTACTCAATCTTTGGTTAAACTATATGAAGTATTCAATCTTTAATCAAACCAAGAATGACCAATTACAAGAACCTATGTTCTTTGGTCAGTCAGTTAATGTATCACGTTATGACCAGCAGAAGCATCCAATCTTTGAACAGTTAATTGAAAAACAGTTATCCTTCTTTTGGAGACCTGAAGAGATTGATGTATCTAGAGATAGACAAGATTACATGAACTTAGCTGAACATGAGAAACATATCTTTATCTCTAATTTAAAGTATCAAACACTGTTAGATAGTATTCAAGGTAGAAGCCCTAATGCAGTACTTTTACCTTTGGTTTCTATTCCAGAGTTAGAAACTTGGATTGAGACATGGTCATTCTCTGAAACCATTCATAGTAGAAGTTATACACATATTATTCGTAATATCGTTAATGACCCATCACTTATCTTTGATGATATTATGGAGAATGAGCATATCCTTGCACGTGCAGGTGATATTGCTAAATACTATGATGACTTGTATGAATCATCTCAGAAGTACTTACTCACAGGGGAAGCTGATTTATACTCACTTAAAAAGAAACTTTACCTATGTCTATTAGCAATTAATGTACTAGAAGCTATTAGATTCTATGTATCATTTGCTTGCAGCTTTGCCTTTGCTGAACGTAAAGTTATGGAAGGCAATGCTAAAATTATTAAGATGATTGCACGTGATGAAGCACTGCATCTGAATGGCACACAGCATATGATTAATCTTATGCGTAATGGTAAAGATGACCCAGAAATGGTGCAAATAGCAGAAGAATGTAAACTACAGGCTGTAGGTATCTTTTATAAAGCAGTAGAACAAGAAAAAGAATGGGCAGAATACCTATTCAAAGATGGCTCTATGATTGGTTTAAATAAAGAAATCCTACATCAATATATTGAGTATATTGCCAATGTTCGTTTAACTGCTATTGGTTTACCTACTATCTTTGATAATAAGATAAATCCTATTCCTTGGATTAATACTTGGCTTTCTTCTGATAATGTTCAAGTAGCCCCACAAGAAACTGAAATTACATCATATCTTGTAGGGCAAGTGGATAGTGATTTAGAAGATTTAGAGCTTGATGAATTTGAGCTTTAATTATCTAAAGTAACTGGCTAATTCATCAACTGTTGGGTTGTAATACACATTTACCAATGTTTTGATGTCTCTATGTCCAGTTATTTTTGCCAACTTCTCTACAGGAATATTTAAATCCCTGACCATTCTTGAGATAGCTTCATGTCTGGTATCATGGAAATGCAAATCATGAATACCAGACTGCTCTCTCATACGTCTCCATAATAGATTAAAGTTATCTAAGCGAATATTAAACAATCTATCCTCTAAGGGGGTAATCTTACTTAACATAAGTCTTGCAGTACTGTTTAACACAACATCCCTACTTGTACCGTTTTTACTGTTAGGTACGTGCACATGAGTGCTGTATATATGTTGTGATGTCATTGCAAGAATTTCACCCCTACGCATCGCTGTTTGTAAAGCAAATAGAAAACACCATCCTACCTGCTTTCTGCACGTGTCTGGTTCTTCCCCTAAATTATATCTAAACCAAGTAAGTATCTCTTGCTCTTCTTTAGGTGTTATCCTTCTGTTCCTTGGTGGTGCTTTACTAGGTTTAGACACTTTAGACATTGGGTTACTATCTAGGATGTATAACTCATTGACAGCATAATTAAAAACACATGAAAGAAAAGACATCTCAAGTAAGACAGAGCCCTCGGATACTTGCATTAACCTACAATCACGCCATTCAGCTAAATGCTTTGGTGTAATATCTGTAATAGTACTAGTAACTAAATTAGTGTGCTCTTTTACTAATATGCTAATGATACTATTAGCCCTGTTACCACTTTTAAGTTTAGATAATACCCGTGCTCTATATAACTCTATAAGTTCTAACAAGCATATATTAGTTAATGATAACTTTTGGTTAAGTAATTCAAACCACTGAATACATTCTTGCTTGGAAGCTCTAGTAGCAGAATATCTTTTACCGTTAATCATGGTTTGAATACGATAACTATTACCTACTTTAGTAATCTTAGGGACTCTTTTACTCAT